TGCCCCTTCGTGGTGGGTGGTCTGGCGGTCCCGCCAGTTCCGCTGTCTGATGCGGGCGAGGACCCGGCGGCGCAGGCGTTTGCCCTCGTCGACCATGTCCTCGGCCCGCTTCAACTCGGCCTTGTCGCGCTCCGTCATAACGGTCCCCATAGGCTGCGTTACATCACGCAGCAATGAGCGTTACGGGAGAAGGCCGCGGGCGGCCAGTTCACGGAGCGCCTCGTCGCGCTCCTCCCTGACCCGGTTCAGCGTGGCGCGCATGGCGCGGTGGCGGCGGCGGACGTGGATCAGGCTGGCGGCCAATGCGAACGCCGTCAGGGCCAGCGCCATCATCGCGACCGCTATTGCGAAGGCTGTAGGGGTGTCGATCATCATTCACTCCTCTCGGTGGGGGTAGCAGTCCGCCGTCGCCCATGGCGGGGATCGGCGGGTGCAGGTCTGATCCTGCCCGGGGCGAGGCGCAAAGGCCCCGCTCCAGATGGCGGCGGCAAGGCAGACCGCGAGGAGGCCGCCCAGCCCGATCGCGATCCGGGGGCGCATCACGCCGCGCCGTCGTGGGCTTGGCGCAGCGCCGACAGCACCTCGGGGTCCAGCCCCTTGATCAGCCCGGCCTCTGCCGCCGCCTCGATCGTGCGGACGGTGGCGGCGGGGTCGTCGACCTGGACGGCCCTCGCCGGCATCGCCTCGTCAAGCGCGTCGCGGAGGCGATCGAACGACCCTAGCCACGCCCCGAACTCGCCCCCCTCGGTCAGGCTCGACCACGGCGTTACGTCGCTGATCATGCGCAGGCCGGCGACTCCCTCGCTGTTGCCGATCAGTTCGTCGATATCCTGCACGAGCGACAGGGCCAGCCCGGTCAGCGTGTCGCGCGGCGTGGTCGGGTCGGCGAGGAACGCCTCGATCCGATCAGCCATGTCGGCGTTGCGCTTGACCTTCTCGACGCCGCCAGCCGGGGCGTGCCCGTGATTCGATCGCCCCTCGTCCACCTTCGCCTGATGGTGTGCCTCGTAGCGTCGGAACAGGCGCGCGGCCTCGGCCAGTAGCCCGAGCGCGGACATGGCAATCGCCTGCGTCACGTCCGCCACAGCGCGCTCCGCGATGGCGCTGGCCCGGCCACCGGCAAAGGCGACCAGCATCTCCGCGGTTGTCCACATATCCTCCGGCGTGATCGGCCCGCTGTTGCGATAGCGCTCGGACAGCCAGAGCAGGGCCGGACCGTCCTCGTCGGTCGCGTTCGGATAGGTCGCAACCGGGACCGGGGGCGCGTAGCGGTAGCCATTCACCGTCACCGGGGCCGTCGGGTCGAACCGCGGGTCGCCTGTCGTCAGCGCGAAGGCCGACTCGTGCGTGCGCGCGTGCGCGTGGACGTGACCCATGGGCGCGTCTGTCGAAGCAGACGGCCCCGCCTGCCCGTCATCGCTCCCCGAGGTGTGTTGGTCGACCATGTCAGTTCCTTCCTTTGGTGGTGGTGGTGTTGCCGGCTCCGGCCCGTGCCGCATCGATGATGCGCTGGGTTGCGTTGCCTATGGAGGTGGAGCCTCTACGCTCCCCGGTGTCAGGCACATCGGGGCGAGCGGGCAGGCTGTCGGGGTGCGGGCGTCCTGACGCCTCGTGGCGCTCGTAGGTGGCGAGCAGGGAGCGGACGCGGGCAATGCGCCAGTGACGCATGGCGAACCCGGTGCAGAGGGCGCGCAGTTCGGCGACCGTCGGGAAAAACGTCCTGGTCTTGATCGCTTGGCGATAGGCCTGTTCGAGCAGGTCGGGCGGAATATCGTCGAGGCCCATGACGTACTGCTCCAAGCGCACTTCGGCCTCGGCGTCGGACAGGTTCTGGCGGGGGAAGGCGATGGAGAGCTTGCCGACCATGATCTCGATGCGTTCGGGCGCGGCGGGCTGAACGGATCGTTCGAGGCCAGCGAGCGCGGTGCGTAGGGCCGACGCCTCCTCTGCGGTGACGACGTGGTAGACGCCGGAGTACATGCTGGCGTCATCCACCTTCGCGAGCAGCTGCGGCGCGCAGGGCCGCTCGGGCGAGAGGGCTGGCATGTTCGGCTGGGTCGCTGGCACGTTGCGGGTCATTGGCGCGGTCCTTCTTGGCGGCGGCTTTGGTCATGTGGGCGTCGAAATAGGCGAGGCTGTGCCGGGTCTGGCTGGTGCGCTCGGCGTCGCGCTGCAGGATCGGGATGATCTCTGTTTCGGGATCAAGGCCGAGGGCGAGCCAGCGGGCGGTGGCGCTGATCTGGTCGGCGAAGTGCTGCGGCCGGGACGGGAACACCGGGACCCCTGCGGCCTGACCGAAGCGGTTGACCCAGACCATCGCGTCCTTGCGATCGTCAGGGGCAAGCGGTGCTGCTGCCGGGACGGCAACGGCCTCGGGCGCGCGCGCAACATCGACCTGTTCTTTTCCTTGATTCCCTTCTTTATCGTTTGCGGTGCCGCCGCGGCGATGCTGCGGTGCTGCTGCGGCGTCAGGTGCGGTGGTGTCTGCCGGACGGGCCTGATATTTGTCGTAATTACAGACGGTTATGACCGTTTGACCTGCGGCGGTTGCTGCGTCGATTATTTCTGCCTTCTGTAACGAAGCGATAAACCGCCGCACCTTCGACTCCTCCCACCGCCATGCCTTCGCCATGAAGCGATAGCTGTGCCCGACCTGTCCGCGGGCCAGCACGACCTCGCCGCTCGGCATCGGGACGCGGCGCTGCGAATAGGCCGCCTCCTCGATCAGCCAGACGAAGGCGTCGCGCTTTGAGAAGGCCTCGCCGCGGAACACCGGATGGTCCTGCCACCCCCTATGCATCAGGTAGAAGCCGTCACCGTTCGCCACGGGTCATCCCCTCCCGTCGCGGGCGAGCGCGCGGTCTATGGCGGCACGGAGTTGCGGCGGGTATTTCGACCCACGCTCCGGCTTCTTCCGTTCCGACTTAGTCGGGTTCGATACAGCGGCCACAGGGGCCTTCTTGCCCTTCTTTGGGGTGTCGGCCCGCTTCCGCTTCGGAGGGGGCGCAAGCACCGCGTCTAGGCCCTCGGTCTCGATGCGCTTCTCCAACCGGCGCTGACCCGGGGTGACCTCGTCGGGCAGCTGGGGAAGGGCCTCGACCGTGATCTCGGTGCGTTCCGGATAGCCGTAGCGTTTGGCGCTGTTCGGGTAGCCGCAGACCTGATTGTCGTCGATGTAAGCGATCCCCTTGAGGGCATCCTTGGCCTGTTTGACGATCTGGTCGAGGTCAGGGTCGGCGACGTGCATGACACGCGCCTCGCGCGCAGCCTTCTGTAGGGCCTTCGGCCAGCTGGGCGGGATTGCGAATATCGCCACGATCCTGACGATTACGGGGCCGGTGAACGGCCGGCGCGACCCGAAGGCCTGCCGGGCCGCCCACGCGATCCGTTGCTTGCCCGCCTCGGCCTCCTTGTCGGTGAACCGCATGGCCTCGCCGGTGGTGGGGTTTATCCCCTGCCCCGGACGCTGCCAGCGCGACGGCTTCCCGTCGACCTTGAAGGTGACCCGGTCGGTCACGCCAGCTTGCGCTCGACGAGGGCCTGCCAGTCGCCGACGGTTAAGCACTCTTCCGCCTCGACATCGCTGACGCTGATGTTGAAGGCCCCCTCTACCGCCATGGTGAGTTCGACGCAGTCGAGGCTGTCGGCACCGAGATCGTCGGCAAGGTTCGCCGTGTCGGTGGCGTCAGCTGCGTCGACACTAAGATGGTCGACGATGATCTCGCGGACCTGTTCGGCGCGCGCGGTGGTGTCAGGCATCAGTTCCTCCGTGGTGGGGGGCGGGCTGGTTCGACCCGCCCCGGGTTGATCAGTCGTCCGTTTCAGCATCGTCCGAGCCGGCTTCGAAACCGAGGCCGGGCTGGTCCGGGTCGGTATCGGCCTCGCGGGCGTTGCCGCTGTAGTCTTCGACCGACGCCACGGTCAGCATGACGTGCTTGCCGCGGGCGCTGTGGAGCAGGCTGACGGCCTGATCCTCCTCGTCCTCGCCGAGGACCTTGACCTTGCCGGCGATGACGATGTCGTCGCCTAGCGTGACCTTGGTCAGCAGCACCCGCACCGGGTCCTTGCCGTTGGCGGCGATGGCCTCGACGATCTTGCGGACCAGTTCACGGCCGGCATGTTCACAGGCCGCGGCGACGTCGCGCTGCTCCTGATTGGAGGTTGCCGACCACGGCTTCGGGCGGGACTTGATCTGATCGAGCAGGAAGTCCCGGGCGTCGAACACCAGCGACTTGTCGTTCAGCACCGCCTCGGAGGCGAGGTTCTCCATGCGGTCGATCGCAGCGGTGTGGGCACCCTCGGTCAGGTCGAGGCCGTCGGTGGCAGCACCCTCCTGGGCGCGAACCGCTTCGCCAAGGCTGGACAGGGCGTCGCCCAGCGTGCCCTCTTCCTCCGTCTCGCCGCCGAGGTGGGCCTTGCTGGCGTCGAGCGCGGCGGCCCCGCCCTTCTTCCGACGAGCCGCTTTCGCGTCCTCGTTCAGTCCGGTCGCCAAGGCGGCGATCCCGTCATCATCTGCCATGTCATTCTCCGTTTCTGCCCGGCCGTTGCGGCGGGGCGGGGTAGCTGCCGGGCGCGAGCCAGACAGTTTCGGTGCGCCAGCGGTGCGGCCGGGTGAACACGACGACGCAATAGTCCGCCATGCCGCCGTCGAAGGGCCGCTCCATCTGGTCGATCAGGTGCCCCGGGGGCATGGTGTGCCGCTCCCGGTAGATGCAGGTCTGGGACGGCTTGAACCGGCCGACGAACTTGTTGTCGCGCCAGCGATCCTGCGATGCGAGGAAGGCGATCGGCAGGATGAACGCGGCGCGGCGCACCGGGAAGGTGTCGAGGATGCGGGTCATGATCCGCTCCGCGATATCCGCCTCGTAGCTGTAGGGCGGGTTGCAGATCACCGATGTCTCCTTCCCCTCGACGCGCGGCATCTTGGAGACGCCAGTCAGGATGTTCCCGCGCTGAAAGGGGTGGCGACAGTGGCGGTCGACGATGTCGGAGCCGAAGGTCCTGTGGCCGTAGCGCTTCGCCACGTCGAGCGTGTTGCCGATGCCGCAGCACGGGTCCCAGATCAGATCGTCCCAGAAGTCGACGCCATGCATCAGCTGCTCGACCACGCGAGGCGACTCACGATACCAGTCATAGGGCGCGCGGTCCCACTTCTTGGAGCGGGCACCACCGGCGGGGCGGTTGACCATTACAGCTTCCCTATCGACGGCGAGTTCAGAAGATCGCGGCCGGCGCGGCGGGCGGCCCTGATCCACGCCAATTCACGGCGGCACGGCCAGTTCTGGCTCTCGACGCGCTCGATCACCCTGACCCTCACGCCCCCTGCGCGAACGAAGTCCCCGACGGGCGTTCGCGCATAGCGATGCTGCTTCATGCGGCGATCGGTTGTCGAAGCGCCGGTGCGGCCGATGTAACGCACCCGGCCATCGGGGCCGATCAGGGCGTAAATCGATGATAGCCAGTCGCGGTCGCCGCGACGCCACACGCTCATGCGGTAGCCTGCTGTGCTTCCAGCCGATCCAGCTGCGTCTCCAAGCGACGCACCATGCTGGTACGGACCCGACCACGGGTCTTAGCGCGCGACCAAGACGAGTGGTGCACGCCGGCGAGTTCGCAGAGTTCAGCCATCGTCAGACGGACGCCCCCCGCGCGGCGTTCGACAGCCGCTATGTCATCTGTGCCTAGCATAGGCGGCGGGTTTAAGCGCAAAGCAAATGCTAATCAACGGGCAAAACCGCCTTGCCACCGCGGCAGGGCGCGACTAAGCCGGTGCCTCGCAGCGCGTCGATACGGCGGCTGCCCCACCACCGGAGACGCTCATGAGCGACCGTCAGAAACCTGCCCCTGTCCTGCCCGGGGACCTTGTGCAGATCATCGCCCCGGGACACCTGCACCGCGCCGCTATCGCTATGGTCCGCGAGGTCCATAACTGGGGCATCGGGGTCGCCATCCCGGCGATCATCGATGGCCGCAGCGCCGAGGCCTATGAACGCCTCAAGGCCCCCCGCGGCAAGAAGCCCGGCGAGTTCGTCCAGGTCGGCACCGCTTACCTGATGCCGCCCGAGGTCCTCCGCGCCCGAACCGACGCGATCGAGACGGCGCGTCTGGCGGCACAGTCATGAAGGCCCGTATCGCCTGCTTGTTCGCCGAACGCGACAAGGCAGCCGCCCGCCTCGCCCGCATCGACCGGCTGCTGTCGCGCGCCGGGTCCAGCTACAGCCGCAAGGCCGGCTATCGCGCCAACCTCCGTCAGGAGGCGCTGCGGCGCGAGGTCGGGGCGTGATCACCGACGATCTGCCGCTCCCGTTCCTGTCGCCGGGACCCGCACGGGGGCAGGTGTCCGACTGCCGGGACGGCAAGATGCTGATCAGCGATATCGCGCGCGCGGCCGGCGTCACCTCGAAGCAGGCGAAGCGCGACGTCGAGGCCTATTGCGACCAGCAGGACGACCGCAGCCACCGCGCGGCGCATGGGGCAACGCTGGAGATCGGCGACCTCGTGTCTGACCCGTCGGTGATGACGCGCGCCGAGATGGCACGGGTCATCGCGGAGAAGATCGGCATCGGGCACTTCGGCATTCGGCAACGCGCCGCCAGACGTGCCGCGGCGCGGCCCCAGTCACCACAGGAGGACCCTTTGACAGCACACACCCACCCGTGGCGCGTCGGCACCGGCGGGCGCGCGATCCGTACCGTCGAGCGCGGCCACCAGATCGCCACCCTGACCTGCGGGTGCGGGGCGACCAAGGATATCCGGTTCCGCGAACTCGCCGGGGCCGATCAGATCGACCAGAAGTTCCGTCGCGCCGGATGGCTCCTCGACCCGTCGAAGTGCCAGACCTGCGCCCACCCGCCCCGCTCCAAGGAGACCGCTACCGTGTCCACTGCCCCCTCCCCCGCCGCGATCCGGTCGCAGGCGACGATGTTCCGCCTGCTCGACGCCCAGTTCGACGCCGATGCCGGCCGTTACGCCGATGGGTGGTCTGACGAGCGGGTCGCCAAGGAGACGAGCCTTTCCGCCCAGACCGTGGCGGCGTTCCGCACCGAGGCGTTCGGGGCCATAAAGGAGCCGGCCGAGGTCGCCGCGCTGGCCGCCGATCTCGCGACGTTCGACACGATGCTGATCGAGGCCGCCACGTCCGTCGAGACGCTCAAGGCGACGCAGCGCGAGATGAAGCAGCGGCTCGACGCCCTGCGGAGGAAGTTCGGGGCCTGATGCCCCCAACAGAGGAGACGAAGATGGGTATTTTCAAGATGACGCTCGCGGGCCGGAAGGACCCGGTACTGGTCAAGGCGGCAGGTGTCCGCGAGGCCAAGGACCGGGTCATCACGTCCTGCGAATCGCTGAACGCCGACGAGATGGAGGCGGCGCTGACGAACGGGGAGACGGTCTGGCGCGAAGGCGATGACTTCCCGGCCGACGGGATCGAGGAGCAGGAGACCGCCGCCGGCGACCCGGCAGAGTCCGGGGACTGATCAACCCGGGGCGGCTGGTCCGCCCCACCCCCACCACAGAAGGAACAGCACCATGCGCGTCAACGGACTTCGCATCGAGAATTACAAGCGGATCAAGGTCGTCGATATCACGCCCGAGGGCGGGGTCGTCACGATCGGGGGCAAGAACGACCAGGGCAAGTCGTCCCTGCTCGACGCGATCTTCACCGCCATCAAGGGCCGCAGCGCCAACGCGCCGGTGCCGGTTCGCGCTGGCGAGGAGAAGGCGACGATCCGGCTTGACCTCGGCGAACTGATCATCACCCGGTCGTTCATCGTCAAGGAGGGCAAGCCCTACACCGACACCCTCAAAGTCGAGCGCGCCAACGGCGACCGGCCCGGCAATCCGCAGGCGATCCTCGACGCCCTGCTGGGCGAGATCGGGTTCGACCCTTTCGAGTGGGCGCAGAAGAAGCCCAAGGATCAGGTTGCCCGCATCCTCGAGATGGTCCCGCTGTCGGTCGATCTGGACGAACTCGCGGAGCAGGACACCAGCGACATCGCCAACCGCCGCGACGTGAACCGCGAGATCGCGGCGCTGCAGGGCCAGCTGCAGGGCATCCCCAAGGAGGACGTGCCGGCTGACTCCCCCGACCGCGACGCCTTGACCCAGCGTCTGGCGTCGGCGTCGGAGACGAACACCGCCATCGCGACGGAGCGGGCGGCACGCGAGAGCCGCCGGGTGCAGATCGATGGTGCGATCGGCCGCCGGGACGAGAAGCGCGGCGAAGCCGAGGCGCTGCGTAATCGCGCGGCGGCTCTGGACGCCGAAGCCGACGACCTGAACACCAAAATCGTGGCCGCCGAGGAAGCGCTATCGGCGCTGCCCCCGCTCGACGAGCCGGTCGACGCTACTGCGATCCAGACCGAACTCCGCGAGGCCGACGCGGTGCTGGCCCGGATCGAGCGCCAGAAGCGCCGCGCCGCGATCGAGGCGTCCCTGACCTCCAAGCAGGCCGAGTCCGAGGCGTTCACCACCGCCATCGCGGCCCGCGCGAAGAAGCGCACCGACGCGCTGGTCAAGGCCCCGATGCCGATCGAAGGGCTGGGTATCAGCATCAACGACAAGGGCGAACCGTTCCTGACGTGGCAGGGCCTCCCCTTCGACAAGGACCAGATCAGCACGGCGGTGCAGCTGCGCGTCAGCACGGCGATCGGCATGGCCGCGAACCCGACCCTTCGGGTGCTGTCGATCAAGGACGGCTCCCTGCTCGACGAGGACTCGATGGCGATGCTGGCCCAGATGGCCGACACCGAGGACTTCCAGCTGTTCGTCGAGGTGGTCGGCACCGGCGGCGTCGGCATCATCATGGAGGACGGGCAAATCCGGGCCACAGAGGCCGCCACTGGCGCTGAGGCCCCGTCGGCCCAGGCAGAGGGCGGTGACGCTGTTGGAGACGAACAGGGGAACCCGACTAAGTCGAAGAAGGCGAAGGGTGCCGCCAAGCCGGAGGGGTCGCTGCTGTGAGCCGCCTGCTCGGCGAAGCGACAGAGCAGGCCCTGCGGGCGTGCCTTGAGCCGGACGCCTGCTGCGCCCTGCCCTACACCGACGGGACGCTGTTCGCCGCCAGCACGGCGGTCAGCGCGAAGCGTCAGGCGGACGCACTGGATCGTATCGCGCGGGCACTGACCGGGGAGGGGCCGTCGATCCTGACGGCCCCGATCAACAGCTACGGCGAGGGCATCGGCGACGCCAATCAGGGGCAGCTGATCCGGGGCAACCGTGGCATCAATCAATACGAGGGACGGTGATGAGCAAGGAATACGAGAAGGCAATCGGGGCCGAGGTCCAGCACTGGCCCGGCGTCCAGGTCGAGTTCGTCACGGGGGGGAAGCACCCCAAGGCGAAGTTCACCTTCACCCCGCCCGGCGATGATGCCGAGCCGCTGACCATGTCGCGGCCCTACGCCGGCACGCCGAGCGATGCAGTGTTCGGCATCCACCGGATGCTGGGCGACATGCGGCGCGCGATGAAGTCGTTGGGTGCGGCACGCGATAAGCCGGAGCCGACCAAGGAGGAGGACGAGGCCCCGTACCGGAAGCCGAACGATGGCGCTGCGAAGCGAGACACCCTCGCCCATGTCGAGAAGGCCACCCCGAAGCCCGACGTCATCGACCAGCTGGTCGGGGCCGGGGTGGTCAGCGAGGTCGACGGCGAGGTCGCGCGCGAACTGGAACGGCGCGACCTGATCACGATCGGCGGCCTGACCCCCGAGGGCCAGCGGGCTGTCGACACCTTCGTGGTCGGGTCGGCTGACGTGGTGGGTGATCAGGCCCCGACCCGGCAGAGCCGCGACGAGGTGCTGGCAGAGGCGAAGGCGCGCGTCGACGCGATCGTGGACGGGGTCTATTTCGACTTGCCGGACGAGATTTACCATGCCGTCCCGCGCCTGTCGGCGTCCGGTCTGCAGAAACTGTGCGTCAGCCCGGCGACGTTCTGGCGCGGCAGCTGGCTCGATCCCGACCGGCCCGCGCTCGACGAGGAGCAGACCGAGGCGCAGCTGCTGGGCAAGGCCTATCACAAGGCCCGGCTGGAACCCGACCTGTTCGCGTCGACCTACTTCCGCAAGCTGGACAAGACCGAGTTCCCCGACGCCCTGTTCACCGCCGACCAGATGAAGGCGGTGTGCGAGGATATCGGCCTATCGAAGTCGGGAACGAAGGACGTGCTGGCCGACCGGCTCGTCGACCACGGCTATGACGAACGGCCGGTCTGGACGGTCATGGAGCGGGAGTGGGAGATCGAGCGTAACGGCCGCATCGCCCTCGACGCGAAGCACTTCGACCAGATGATGCGCGACATGCAGAATGTCCGCGAGAACGGCGAGGTCGCCGAACTGCTGCAGGGCGGGTTCGCCGAGGTCTCGATCTTCTACACCGACCAGCACGGGATCAAGATGAAGTCGCGCGTCGACTATCTGGCCCTGACGCACTGGGCGGACTTCAAGACGTTCGAGAACAGTCGCGGCAAGGAACTGGATCAGGCCCTCGCCGACGCCATGCGCTACAACCGTTACTACGTGCAGGCGGTCGCCTATCGCGACGCGATCGAGGCGGTGCGGGTCGGCGGCCTCGACATCATCGGCGACGCCACCGACGCCCAGCGCGAGTTTGTCGCCAAGCTGCGGCTGAACCCGAGCGAGTTGGAGTGCCACTACGTCTTTCAGGAGAAGAAGGGCGTCCCGAACCTGCTCGCCTATGAGTTTCCGTTCTACATGGTGCCCTACACCACCATCATGAGCGAGATCGGTGCCGCGGAGGACCGCGTTGCCCGGATGCGCGAACTGACTCGCAACCGGACCCGGTTGTTCATGAAGGGGGCGCACGAGATCGTCGAGGCGAAGAAGCAGTTCGTCCTCTACAGCCAGGTCTATCCCGCCGGGACGCCGTGGTTCCCCCTGAAGTCACGCCGCCGCTTCGATGACGAGATGTTCCACCCCTACTGGCTGGAGGGACAATGATGGCCGCCGCTTTGATCAAGGTCAGGGACGCCGGCAGCCGCCGGTTTGCATTCATGACGAGCCGTGGGGGGACCAATCCTCTTCGCATTCATGCCGCTCGATTCGAGGACAAGGACGGCCAGCCCGGCGAGGAGCGGGCACAGCGTTTCATCAACGACATGGCCGCGGCGAACCCGGGCGTCGAGTTTAAGGTCGTGGCGGCATGATCCGCGTCATCGACTTCGAAGCGACGACCGGCGAGGAAGGCGGGCAGGTAATCGAGGTGGGCTGGTGCGACCTCGATCCCGCCACTGGCACGATCGGGGCCGACGGGGGCTACCTCTGCGGCATCGATGACGAGACGCCGCTGCCGCCTGACGCCCGGGCCGTCCACCATATCCGCCGGCATCAGCTGGCCGGCCTGCCGCGCTATGACGCCCGGCTGGTCTACGAGGACGCGATGCGGGCCGGGGCGGTCTGCCTCGCCGCGCACGGGGCCGACTTCGAAGGCCGGCACATCATGGGGTCGCTGCCCCTGATCTGCACCTACAAGGCGAGTCTGCGGGTCTGGCCCGAGGCCCCGGCGCACAAGAACTTCGCGCTCCTCTACATGCTTGAGGACGCCGGGGTCAGTATCGACCTGGACAGGGCGTGGCCCCCGCACCGCGCCCGGGCCGACGCCTACGCCACCGCCATCCTGCTCCGCGAGATCATGGCTACCGGGGCGACAGGGGCGGACCTGTTCGAATGGACGCGCCAGCCGGCGCTGCTGCCCCGGTGCCCGATCGGGGTCTGGCGCGGCCGGCGCTGGTCGGAGGTCGATTACGGGTTTCTCGAATGGATACTGCGCACGATCAGGGACCGCGAGGACCTGACCTACTGTGCAGCACTGGAATTGGATCGAAGGGAAGGGACGGACGAATGAGTGACAGCACGGCAATCGCCACCACGCAGGCCGGTGGCGCAATGGTGGAGGCGCAAAGTGAGTCGGCGATGCGCTTCCAGCAGACCCTCGCGATGATCCGCGAGGCGATGTTCAACCCCGACGTCGATGCCGCCAAGGCGAAGGTGATGGCGGACCTGATGAACGGGCAGGAGGACCGGCTGCTCCTGACCGAGTTCAACCGCGATCTGAATGCGGCGATCATGGACATGCCGGTGATCACCAAGGCGGGGATCATCACCATCCCGGCCAAAGACGGCAAGCCGGAGCGGACGCAGGGTCGGTTTGCACGATTCGAGGATATCGACCGGGTCGTGCGCCCGATCCTCGACAGACACCGCCTCTCGATCCGGTTCGATATCGGCGAGGTTGGCGGCAAGGTCAGCGTCCGCCCGATCATCGGCCACCGCAACGGACAGACGTGGATCGGCGAGGCGATGACGGCTCCGCTGGACACGTCCGGGGCGAAGAATAACGTGCAGGGGGCCGGCTCCACCGTCAGCTACCTCAAGCGCTACACGATGTGCGCGGCGCTCAATATCGTCACCGAGGGCACCGACGATGACGGCAGCCTCGGCAAGTTCGCGATCGGCATGACGCACGAGCGCGAGGTGACGGTCTTGGAGGAGGCCGAGGAGGCGCACGCCAACGGGCGCTATACGGACTGGTTCAAGGAGCAGTCGCACAAGGATCGCGGCTGGATGGTCAGCAGCGGCCACCACAGCCGCCTCGGCGGTGCCCCAGCCCTGCCGGACGCCTCGCGGGCTGACGGCGCTGACAGCGGCCCGCAGCCGCAGCAGGAGGCATCCCAGCGCGACACCCTGACCGCGAAGGGCTGGACCGACAAGTACGTCGCCGAGTGTGAGGAGGCTGGATCGCTTGAGGAGTTGCAGCGCATCCAGGTCGAAGGGGCCGACAGCCTCGCCCGGCTCAAGGAAGCGGCCCCCCGCCACCACCAGCGCGCGGTGCAGGCCGGCACGACCGCCCTCGCGCGCCTGACCGGGGGTGACCTGTAATGGCCGGCTCCCTGAACAAGGTCTGCCTGATCGGCATGCTGGGACGCGACCCCGAGTCCAAGTCGTTTCAGAACGGCGGCAAGGTGGTCAATCTCCGCATCGCCACGTCGGAAACATGGAAGGACCGCAACAGCGGCGAGCGCAAGGAAAAGACCGAGTGGCATAGCGTCGCCATCTTTGCGAGCGGCAACGGAGACGGCCTCGCCGGGATCGCTGAACGCTACCTCCGCAAGGGGTCGCAGGTCTACATCGAGGGCAAGCTGCAGACCCGGAAGTGGCAGGACCAGCAGGGCAACGACCGCTACACCACCGAGATCGTGCTGCAGGGCTACGGGGCTGTCCTGACCATGATCGGCAAGGCCCCCGAGGGCGGCGGCGGGGGCGGCGGCTCGCGCGGCGGCGACGACTGGGGCGGCGAGGACAGCCGTGGCCGGTCCGGCAGCAGCAGCGGTGGCGGCGGCTTCAACGGCGGCGGTCAGCGTGGCGGTTTCGGCGGCGGCTTCACCGACGACCTGGACGACGATGTCCCATTTTGAGCGGCTCCGGCCGCCCTACCCCCTCCCCACCACACGAGGACACCATGACCGACTTTCCCGAAAAGGTGCTGGCGCTGCTCAAGCGCGAGGGCACGAACATCAGTTGGGCGCATCTGACCTTCAACCCGTGGATCGGGTGCCAGAAGGTCGGCCCGGCGTGCGACCACTGCTATGCCGAGACGCTGGCGACCCAACGCCTCGGCGTCATGTGGGGGCCGGGGGCTGAACGCCGGCCCACCGCTGACTCGACGTGGGCGAAGCCGTGGCGCTGGGATCGCGTCGCCGGCGAGGCGGACGTCAAGCTGCGCGTGTTTTGCGCCAGCCTCGCCGACTGGGCTGACAATGCCGTCCCCGACGCATGGCGAACCCGGCTCGCGAACATGATCAGCGGAACGCCGAACCTGATCTGGATGCTGCTGACCAAGCGGATCGGCAACGCCCGTGCCATGCTCGAGAAGATGTTCCCGGCTGGCGTTCCGGCGAACGTCTGGCTCGGGATCACGGTCGCCAACCAGCAGGAGGCCGACCGCGATATCCCGCGCGCTCTGTCCGTCAAGGCCGGCCTCGGCATCCGCCGGCTGTTCCTCTCGATCGAGCCGATGCTGGGGCCGATCGACCTGACGCGCTGGCTGGCGACGGGCGGCATCGACATGGTGATCGTCGGCGGGGAGAGCGGCAAGGACGCGCGGCCGATGCACCCGGACTGGCCGTGGATCGTCCAGGTCGATTGCGAGGAGGCCGGGGTCGCCTTCCACTTCAAGCAATGGGGCGAGTGGAAGCCTTGGGCACCCGGCGATCGTGGCCGCGTCCGTCACATCAGCCTGCGCGACGGGGCCTGCGGCGACGAGCCGGGTCATGTCGACGGGGAGCGCGGGATCAGGGCGGACACGCGCCCCGTGGCCCGCGTCGGCACCAGCGCGGCGGGACGCACCCTGCGCGGCAAGGAATATCAGGAGATGGCGGCATGTTGAGCGAGGCGACGCGGCAGGAGGCCGCCAAGCACAGCAAGGGCGCGACGATCAAGGTGTTCAGCGGCGGGGTCTACGACCTCGCGGACCCGGACCCCTCGGTGATCAGCCTCGACGACCTAGCCTACGGGCTGGCCTATACCGTCCGGTTCCGGGGCCAGTGCCGGGTCGACGGCCGGCGGGTGTTCTACGGTGTCGCCGAGCATAACGTCCGGGGGGCCGAGTGGCTTCTGGTCGAGGGCTACAGCGCGGCCGACGCGCTGGCCTTCCTGCACCACGAGGACGGGGAACTGCCGTTCGGCGATCTGCCCGGCCCGGGCAAGTCGCTGTTCCCGGGATGGCGCGAGCGCGAGAAGGATCACTGCGCCAAGATCAGCGCCCGGTTCGACGTCGAGACGCCGGACCCCGACCTGATCAAGCGGTGGGATATCCGCATGTATTGCACCGAGCGTCGCGACCTGATGGGCGAGGCGACCGAGGACGAGCCGCTGCCCGGCTACGGCCCGTTCCCCGGCAGGATCGTCCCCTTCCCCCACCCCGATCAGGCTGCCGACCGGTTCCTGACGCTCGAACGAACCCTTCGCCAAATGCTGGCGACCACCAACACCGCGGGGACCGTCGCATGAGATTGCAACCAGCTGTTCAGACCTACCGGGTCGGCCATCTCTTCTGCGGGATCGGGGCCGGTGCCGCCGGGTTCAATGACGCCAACCCGCGCGTGCACGGAATGTCGGGGCGCTTCGTCTGTGCCGGCGGCGTCGACGTTGACCCCGGCGCGATCCAGAACTTCGACCAGATCGCCGGTGCGAAGGGCACGGTCATGGACCTGTTCGATCGCGAGCAGTACGCCGCCTTCCACGGCAAGGAACCGCCGGCGGGATGGCGCGAGGCGACCCCGGCCGATATCCGCCGCGCCCACGGCGACGCCCCGCTCGACGTCATGTTCTTGTCGGCCCCGTGCAAAGGCTTCTCCGGCCTGCTGTCCGCCAAGGCCTCGGGGCATGACAAATATCAGGCGCTGAACGCCCTGACGGTGCGCGGGGTCTGGCTGACGTTGGAGGCGTACAAGGATCGGCCGATCCGCATTATCCTGTTCGAGAACGTGCCTCGCATCCTGACGCGCGGCCGGGCGCTGCTCGACAAGATACAGGCCCTGCTCCGGGCCTACGGCTACGTCTTTGCCGAGACGACCCACAACTGCGGCGAGATCGGCGAACTGGCGCAGAGCCGGAACCGGATGCTGATGGTCGCACGCCACGCCGAGTCCGTGCCGCCGTTCCTCTACCAGCCGGCCAAGCACCGCCTGCGCGGCGTCGGCGAGGTGATCGGCCTGCTGCCCCTCCCCGGCGATCCGATCGCTGGCGAGATGCACCGTGTCCCGCGCCTGCAGTGGAAGACGTGGGTCCGCCTCGCCTTCGTGCCCGCCGGCAAGGACTGGCGCGCGCTGAACGATCTAGCGGTCGAGAACGGTCACCTCCGCGACTTCGGGATCGTCCCCGACCTCGCCATGCGCGACAACCAATTGGGCGTGCTGGGGTGGGGCGACACCGCGCCGGTCCTGACGGGCCAGCGGTCGCCCGCACAGGGCCGGTTCAGTGTCGCCGATATCCGGGTCGGCGATGCCCATAACGAGATGCTGGGCGTCCGTGACTGGACCGATCCCGCCCGGGTCGTGGCCGGGGCGAGCCGGCCCGCCAACGGGGCGCACAGTGTCGCGGACCCGCGTCCGGTGCAGACCAACCAGACCTTCGGGCAGTACGGCGTCCGGCCGTGGCAGGAGACGGCAGGCACGGTGACGGGGCAGGCGGCTCCAGGTGGCGGCCCGAACTCGATCGCGGACCCCCGCCTCGGCCGCGTCGCCCACTCCAACGTCTACCGGGTCGTCCCCTATGATCAGTCGGCCGTCGCCGTCACGTCGAGCCGGGACACCGCCGTCGCAGACCCGCGCGCCTCGACCGGGTTTCAGGGGGCCGGCAAGTATCGCGTCACCGCGTTTGACGAGGCGGCCGGGACGATCATCGCCGGATCGACCACCGGACAGGGGGCGTTCGCGCTCGCCGACCCGCGGCCGACGCACGGGCCGAACGCCCACCAGAACAAGCACAAGGTCGTCGCCTATGAGGACGCCGCCCCGGTCGTCACCGGGTCCGATCGCGTCGGCTCGGGCGCGCTGTCGGTGGCGGACCCCCGGCCCGTCGGCCTGAACGCGGAGGGGCGCGAGGGCTACGCGACGCAGGGCCACTACGGCGTCCTCGGCTGGACGGACAGCAGCAATGCCGTCCCGGGCTATGCCAAGTATGATCGGGGGAACTGGTCGGTGGCGGACCCGCGCGACCTGGACGGCGAAGCCGCCCCGGTGCCGGCGCTGCCGAAGCCAGACGATCGCCTCGTCGCCCGCATCATCGCGCGCGACGGGACGTGGCATCGGCCGTTCACGACACTCGAACTAGCGGCGCTACAGTCCATCTTCGACCCCGAGGAGGTGTTCGGGTTCGACCCCGAACTGGCGGCGTGGCAGCGGCGCGCCGACTTTGCGCTGACCGGCGGGTCCGATCAGGTCAAGCGCGAGTGGATCGGCAACGCCGTCCCGCGCAAGGCCGCGCGCGGCATGGCCCAGACGATCGGCGAAACGCTGCTGCTCGCTGACATGGGCGAGACATTCGTGCTGTCGAGCCGAGCGATCTGGACGAAGCCGCTGGCGCTGGCCCTGTCCGTTGATCCCCGCCAGACCGTTGCCGGCGAGGTGATTCTGTGAGGGTGGCGCGAGAGTATGTGATCCGGCGGAACACCCGGCAGGGCGGCTTCACGCTGTCCCTGCGCGGGCATTGGGGAAACCTGCCCCACCCCGACATCGAGTCCGCGCGCGCGGCGGCTAGGGCTGACGCCGGGGCGCTGACCCATACGATCGAGCGGGAGGGGTGCTGATGATCGGGGCGGCGAATCAGTGATCGAGGTGATCCCCGCGGGCAACCGCTGGACGTGGCGCATGATCGATGCGGAGGGCCGGGTGATCGTCTACACCGACGACAGCTGGCCCTCCGACTTCGAGGCCTTTGACGCCGCCAAGGCCTACCGCGCGGCGTTCTGGGCGGCGGCCTGCGCGATCGACCACCGGATGGGGGCCTGTATATGAACGACCTGTTCAAGACCGAGGCCGAGATGGTCGCCAGCTGGCTCAAGCACGAGTTCGGCCGCGCCAACCATCGCGGCGACTGGTTGGTCTATCCCGAGACCGCCGGGTGGGACCTGCTCCTCGTCCACGCCGACGGCTATCAGATCGGCGTCGAGGCGAAGCTGTCGCTGAACGCGAAGGTTCTAGACCAGGCCCTCGTCGGTCAGCACACAAGTTATGGCTGCGACGGCCCGGACTATCGGGCCGTCTTGGTGCCCGAGGGCAGGGTCCAGCTGCATCTCGGCAACATCGCCGCCGCGATCGGCATCCGTGTCCTAACGGTCCACAAGCCCGAGCGCGGCATCTGGCGCTCGGTCGACCTGCCCGACGAGAACAGCGCCTATCGGCAGTGGCCGAACTGGATGCCGTCGGAGCGATGCCCGCTCCCTGAATATGTGCCTGACGTAGCGGCCGGGATGGCTGCCCCGGTGCAGCTGACGCCATGGAAGGTGAAGGCTATCCGGCTGATGATCGTGCTGGAGCGGCGCGGCTTCGTCACCCGAGCCGACATGAAGGCCCTCGGTATCAGCCCGACCCGCTGGTGCGACCACTTCCACGGGTTCCTCGACCCCGGCCCTGCCCGGAACTACGTGCGCGGCAAGCGGACCCCCGACCTCAAGGCCCAGCACCCGACGAACTGGGCGCAGATCGAGGCCGACTTCGACAAATGGACGGCCGAGGCCAAGCTGTCGGTTTAGCGGAAAGCGGTCACGCGCGCCGTGATCGAGTAGCTGACGCCCACCCCCAGCTGGGGCAGGAGCAGCTTCGCGACTGCCGACCCCCCGGCGCTTGAGCAGCGGATATCCCCAAGCATGAAGCCAGCCGGGGGCGGAGAGGTCTCGGTGGGCGTCATAATCAGGCGGTCTCCGGGGAGGCAAGCCACGCTGACGATGAAGTCGCGAACCCCGGAAAGCTGAACCGACAGGAGGCCGGACTGCGCCAAGGTGACGTCGGCGAGCAGGACCGGCTGATGCGACTGCAACGTGGCGATCGTGACGTCCGCCTCCGCGCGCGTCATCAGGGTCGAGGCGTCGACCGGTGGGTAGCTGATCGTCTGGGCCGCCGCCGGGGCGGCGCAAAGCAATGCGGCGAGCAGGATCAAGCGGCGCATGTCAGTACATCTCCACGTAAGCGATCGTCATGCCGGACGCCCCGCGCGCGTAGATCGCTGCCGATGTAGGCAAGGTGACGATCGCGCCGTTGCCAAGCGGGGCCGGGTTCGCCGGGAAGGTGGCCGACGAGGCGATAAAGTAGGTCGTATTGCTCGTCGGGTAGAGTGTGATCGAGCGACGACCGGCGCGGGCGGGCGCGACTAGCGTCGCGGTCGTGCCGACAGCAACCGAATTGGTGGCGAAGTTGCTGACACCGACGTCCGTCACCGCCTGGACAGCGGGGAGGTTCGATACACTGACGGTCGGCGTTCCGGCGATAGCGACGGACCCTGACACCGGCTGGGTCGCTGGGAAGTTGCCAACGCTGACCGTTGGCGTGCCGGTGATGCCGACCGACCACTGACCAGATTGAGTAGCCGCCACCGACCCCGTGATGGCCTGCGTTGCCGGGAGGTTCGACACCGCGACCGACCCGATCGCATTTGTGCCCGCCGGAATAGCGGGCAGGCTCGACACGCCGACCGTTCCGCTGATTGCCTGAGAAGCCGGGAAGTTGCTGACTGTGACAGCCCCTGAGACCGGCTGGGTGGCCGGCCAGAACGTGCCGCTGACCGGGACCGTCCCGGTCACGCTGACGGAGCCGCTAACCGGCTGGGTGGCCGGCAGATTGGAGACTGTGACCGACGGTGATCCCGTGATCGAGACGGCCCCGCCCTGCTGCAGCGGCGAGCCGAGGGCCGTCAGGATCGACTGCTGCAGGGCGCTCGTCGCGGCCCCGTCCGGCAGGATCGTCTTGCCGATGGTCAGGTTGCCGGCCGGGAGGGAGGTTCCGAACTGGATCACGGAGGAGTTGGCGGTCGCCGCGGCCGAGATGCGCGCCGTCCCGCTCCCCGCCGCCGAGACACGGAACCGGATGGCGCGGCTGCCGACGGTGTTGAGCGTGAAGGACGCATCCTGCGTGACCGACGGGGCGAAGGCACCGGCGCTTCCCGTGACCAGGAGGTTCCGCGCTGTCCAGATCGCCCCCACGGTGCGCTCGACGACGATCGTCGCCCCTGAGCCGGTGAGGCCGGTGATATCCGCGGCCACGACGCCTTGCCCGTTTCCGATCGGCATTTCGATGACCGACCCGTCCGGGCACTGCGCGGTGGCGGTGCCCGTCGGGCAGGCCCGCGACAGATCGAGCGATGTCGCGGCCACCGCGTCGGACTGGCCGGACCCTCCCTGAACCTGCGCCGTAACAGGGCTGGCGAAGAGGAGCGCGGCGATGGCGAGTAAGTTGCGCATGTGGGTCATCCCTGCTTGCAGATGAAGCGGTGCCCGGCGGTCGCGGAAGTGACGAACACCGCCCCCGTCAGCGACACCCCAGACGGGTTCGTGAACAGCTGCCCCGGCCCAAGTTCCCACGACCCGCCCGCGACAGAGGCCGGGCTGCCGACACTGATGAACAGGGTCTCGGTCGAGGAGATCGGGTTCTGGCAGGACAGCAGCACGCGAGACGGGTTGGCTGCAAAGACCTGCTGCGAGGCGGACCCGACGGCAACGGTTCCCGACCCGTCGACGGGATTCGTCACGATCGGGGCTGAGGAAGCCGGCGTGGGGCCGGGAATGGCGACTGGTAACGGATGGGTTTGATCGACCGGCACCGGCTTGCGGTCGGACCCGACGTACCGAATCACCTCCTGCGCGGAGGCCGGCGTTGCGAGGGTCAAGAGCGCGAGGGCCACCAGATAACGCATCGGCGTTGCTCCAATATGCTGGGGGGCACACGGCCCGCCTTGATATGCGACGGGTAACTGACGCCTGTCCACCCCCTGCCGCCTGTTGGAGGCCTTCGCGGCTTTCCGACTTATGCAAAAAGTGCTGGCTGCCACCGCGGCAGCGGAGCAACACGGATGCACAGGCCGACTCGGACACCGAGCGGACCCACCACGGAGCAGACGATGACCGACACCACCGCCACCGCCAAGGCCAAGAAGGCCAAGCCGACCGTCAGCGAACGCGCCCGCGAGCGCATCTGCCCGGAGTGCAGCGGGGCGGTCGTCCGTCGCAGCGCCAAGGGGCCGATGCCGACCTTCTGCTCGCCGGAGTGCAAGAAGTCGCACGGCAACCGCCACATCGTCGAGGGCCGGGCGGTGATCGCGCTTCTCAAGGCTTGGCGCATCGACCGGGCGCAGGGCGAGATCGCACAGTGCTCCTTCGCGCAGGTCTGCCAGATCGTCGACCAGTTCAACGCGCAGGACCTCGCTTACCGCGGCCCGAACGGCGAGCGCCGGACCCGCGCTGACCTCTACGCCGCCAAGCTGCTGGTCGACGGCACTCAGTTCTTCGACCGCCAGCCCACCCGCTGATCCCCACCGCAGGAGCAAGACCCATGATGAATAGATGGCAGGAGGAGGCGCTGATCGAGCGCATCCGCGAGACCCGCGCCCGCAATTACGCCGGCAAACTGACGAACCCGCGCCTTGAGGCGCTGATGGTCGAGGCGCAGCGGCGCGCGGCCGAGTTCGAGGGCGCGGCCGACACCCACGTTACCCCGCTCGACACGGTCAGCTGCCAGTTCCGGCGCGAGTGGTCGCCCGAGTTCTATTTCTTCCACAACGGTGTCGCGATCGAGCAGGACCGCGCGTTCGAACTGACCTGCGGGGGCTGACGTGGGTGTCGTCGCCCATACCCGCTGCCAGATTTGCGGCAGGCGCAAGCACCTCAAGAAGGGGGGCGTCATCGCCCACCACCACGTCAAGGGCGTCCCCTGCACCGGGACAGGCCAGCTGCCGATCGACCAGGACGACGCCTTCCTCGCGTCCGAGGCCAGACGCCTCCGCGACGAGCAGCGCCGGCACAGCGCCACGATCCGCGCGCTGATCGAGCGTCGGGCGAACTATATCGACCCGGCGATCGAGAAGGCGCGCGACGCGGCGTGGGCGGCGGCCGACAGACTGGAACGCCGGCTCAAGCGCCACCGGGACTGGCCGGAGCGGTTCAAGCGCGAGATGGAGAAATACGGGTGGGGAATGCCCCCGCCCGACTATCTGGTTTGCCGCGCGCGCTGACCGCTGCCACCGCGGCAGGTTTCGCTTGCTGCCACGGCGGCAGGGGAGCAACACGATCACAGGCCGATTCGGGAAACCCGAGGGGCCGCCCACCACGGAGACGACCATGACCCAGACCACCGCCACCGTCACGCTGCTCGCTGCGATCGGCCAGTTGGCCCATCAGGGCAAGTTCGCGCCCCTGACCGCCTCCGACCGCCACGCCTTTTGCGAGGCCGCTGACGACGCGCAGATCGCGAGCGCCAGCCACACCGTCGCCTCGGCACTGTGCGATCTGACCGGCCGCTCGATCCTGACCGAGGGCGATGCCGTCACGGTGATCGTCAGCGACCAGCGCGTCGAGGTCCACGCCGAGACCCCAGAGGGCGACAGCGTCTCGATCGCGTTCGACCTGCAGGTGGAGTGCTGATCGGTGGCCCGCCTGACCGCAATCACCCGCCTCGCCATCGTGCTTGAAGCCGCCCGTCAAGATGGCGACCACCGCCGCGCCCAGCGCTGCCGCCGCGCCCTCCGCGCTCTCGGGGCCGCCTGACTGCCGCCACCTGACGGGCCGCGAGCCGACCCGTCTAGCGGCGACAGCCGGGGGCACCCGCCCCGCCACCACGAAGGAACACCACGATGACCACGATCATGAAGGCCTCGCACCAGTGGGCCACCCGTCCCGACGATCAGCGTTTCACCAGCCTGGACGAACTCGTCGCCCACACCCGCAACATGCGCGAGATCAGCAAGGCCGCCGTCATCCCTAGCCGCCGCATCGAGGCGGTCGCAATCGAGGACGACACGACGCAGCGTGGCCTTGCAATCATGGCAGGCGGCAACCCGACCACTCCGACGCACTGGGCCTTCGGCCAGCTGGCCGGTCAGGTCGGTGCTCCCGCCGGCTACCTCCGCAGCCTGCCCGCCCCGATCGCGGCTGCGGCCCTGAATTACGGCGTGTTCCGCCGCCCGGTTGAGGACACCGGCGTGCTGGTCCGCGAGCGCGACGGCATCGAACTCGCCGCTGTCACCGGCCCGCGCTACGGCCGTATCTGGAACGCTGACGTGGCGCAGCAGCTGCGCAACCGCTTCGGCGACGGCGTCACCGGCGACTTCACCGTGCCCGGCGAGTTCGGCGAGGCGGTCGATGTGAACAGGTCGAACACCACGATCTACGCCTCCGACCGCGATATGTTCGTGTTCCTCGCTGACGAGAAGAATCGGATCGAGGTGCCGGGCCGGCGCAACATGCGCGGTGGCAGCACCGGCGAGATGGCCCGTGGCTTCTTCGTCTGGAACAGCGAGGTCGGGTCCGCGACCCTCGGGATCGCGACGTTCCTGTTCGACTATGTCTGCTCGAACCGGATCGTCTGGGGCGCGCAGGGCTACGAGGAGATTAAGGTCATGCACTACGCCTCGGCCCCGGAGCGGTTCGCCGAGGAGGTCGCGCCCGCGATCGAAGCCTATGCCCGCAAGTCGACCGACAGCATCACGAAGGCGATCGAGGACGCCAAGCGCGCGCGGGTCGAGGGAGACAACCTCGACGCGTTCCTGAAGAAGATTAAGCTGCCGGGTCAGGGCAAGACCCTGACGAAGGCGCAGATCGAGGGCGTCAAGACCGCGCACTTCGCCGAGGAGGACCGGCCGATCGAGAACGTCTGGGACGTGACCGTCGGGATGACTGCCTTCGCCAAGGGCATCAAGCATCAGGACGAGCGGGTGCGGTTTGAGAAGGCCGCCGGGTCGGTCATGGCCGCTGCAGGCCGCTGACAGCGTCCCCCTGACCCCGGGGCGGGCAACCGCTCCGGGGCGCGGATGGGCGCTGTTGCCCTGATCAGAGGAGTAATCTCGATGCACCTGACGAATTGGAGCGCCAAGCGCGCCGGAGCGACCATGACGGTAAACGGCACCGGCCCTGACGGGCTGGCCGCGAAGATCACCAACGTCGGCGTCATCCGCCCCAGCGCGGATGGCTCGGCTCTGATCGAAGCGGTTGACCGCAACGGCGACACCCACACCCTCGGCCCCAAGGGCTGACCCACCCCGGGCGGGGCCTCGCGCCCCGCCCCATTCTTGGAGGCCGACATGGCTGACGAAGCCCAGACCGAGCAGCCGACGATCGAGGTGGTCTACCTCGGCGCGCGCTGTACCCATGACCAGAAGGCGCACGCCGGGTTCATCACCGTCGAGGAGGCGCAGCGCCTGTCCGAGCGCGGCAATGAACTCGCCCCCGCCTTCGCCCTCGCACTCAAGCGGTGCAGCTATTTCGTCGACAGCAAGGAGACCCGGCGCATGGTGGTCGGCGCGATCTACCGCGCGACTGGCACCAGCGAGGGCGGCCGGATCAAGACCCTCGCCGTCTCCGGAGCAAAGTTCACCGGGCGGCGCTATGCCGACTCGGCGATGCTGATGGACGCGGAGTTCGCCGACCGTGCCGCGCGCGGTGAGATCGCCGGCCTCGCCAGACTGGCGAAGATGAAGAAGGAGCCGGCGATGCTCGACGAGTTGCGAGGTCTGCGCCGTGCCTATCAGGGCACCAACGGGGCCGGCCGGGTCGCGATGGAGATTGCTATCCTCGCCGCCCTCCGCACGCCGGTGCGGCTGTGATGGATGACGGCCAGCTGTGGGAGGATATGACCTTCCGGGGCGCGCCTGTCGCCCATTGCCGCGCCAAGATCGCGCACGACGAAAAGGCCGTTCGCGATCGGAGGCACGAGGCCGACCGCCGCGCCATCCTGCGCAGGTTCCGGTGACTGCGCCCGAACTCTTGGCGCTGCGGGCGCTGCGCGACTGCGGGGTGGTTCGCGCCCGCCTGTTCGACCAGGGCTACGCCGGGCTGGCGGCACGCCGCCTCGTCGACGCCCGTCCCTTCTCCCAGCATGAGGACGACCCCCACCCCCGCCGCGACTTCCGCCTGAACGACCGTGGCCGCATCGTCGCCGATGCGGTCCTGACGATAGGACCCTGACCCATGATCTATTACCTGCTCGCGCTCGCAGCGGCCTACCCCTTGTTCCGCTGGCTCGCGCCGCCGCGTGCGGTTGCCGCCCTCGATCGTGCCACGCCCGCGGATTGGGCGGCCTGCGGCCTCCTCGCTGGGGCTTTGGGCCTGATGGTGGCGCTATGAAGCACCCGGACACCGCGGCCCTCGCCGAGCGCGCCTATAAGGCCTCCGGCAAGGCCACCCACCCCGAGTTCGTCGCGCTGTTCGGTGGCGCGGTTGGCCTCCGCACCTTTCGAGGCTGGCTGGCCGGGGAGCAGCCCGCCGCCCCGATCGCGCAGCTGATGCTCCGCGAGTTCGTCGCCGGATGGAGGCCCACGCTATGAGCCGTCGACCGAAACACTATGACCGCCCGGGCAAGCGCCCCGGCCCTCCTCGCGTCCGCGCCAGCGGCAGTGGCGGATCGGTCACCGACCAGCGCGCGCCCGCCATCGACGACGAGGACGACGAGGAGGCCATGTGGTTCGCCGAGGGTCAGCGTCTTGCCTTCGGCGAAATGAGCGACGGGGCCTATTTCGCGGCCTGTGACGATGCGGGGATCGAGCCTTGAACGCCGGCACCGGGTTCCTCGCCTTCCAGTCGTGCATCGCTGGGATCACCGACGCGCTGGGCGAGCCGAAGCTGCAGCCGGCCGTAGCGCAGCACGCCATCGCCTGCCTTGAGGCCGAGGTGCGGATTGCGCGCAACCTGTCCTCGTGGTCGAGCCTTAGCTGGGGGACGTGGTGGACGACCGCGACCACGCCGGAGTTCGAGGCCGGTGTCCGGCGCACCGAGGCCACGCTGGCGCTGCCGCGCTCCACGCTGGGGCCGAACGCCCGGCCGATCGCGGAGGGGCGCTGGCGCAATACCGTGATGCGTCTGCGGGGCAACGACGTCCAGGTCGAAGGGGGCGGCTACCGTCTCCGGGTCGCGTCCTGTTTCGAGGGCGGATATCGCTATGACCGGGCGAAGCGCATGGACGTGAAGCAGTGGCAGGTCAGCCTTAGCGACGACTTCCTGCGCGCGGCACGCGGCGGCTACAGCAGCGAGACGCAGGCCAAGACCACCCACGCCCAGACCGAGGCCGCAGGGATCAAGGCAATGCGCCGGATGGTGCGCGACTTCTTCGAAGTGACGCTGGTGGACCTGTGACGCTGATCCCGGCCCCGGACGACTGTATCTATTGCGGGTGCCCGGATCACTGGGTCTGGGAGCCGACGCCTACGTCAAAGGCTATCGCGTGCAGCAACGGCCTCTGCGCCTCGACAGGCCCTCTCCGGTCCACGGTCGGGGAGGCGGCGCAGGCATGGAATAAGCCGCGCCGGGACCGCGGGGACTGACAAGGGCCGGCAGGCCCGCTATATCAGCGGCGTTTCTCGTGGTGGGGAAACACCGGGCGAAAGCCTAGACTGGCCTCGGGGGAACCCGGGGCCTTTTTTGCATAAGTCGATAAGCCGGGAAGGGCCGCTACAGCGCCGTTTTGGTGATTACGCGCCGACGCACCGCGATACCGGCAAAGGCCCGCTGTGGCCCGTTTGCGGGCGGAAAGGGCGCGCCAGCGGCAGCGGCGCGCCCCCCGGGATAGGTCAGAGCGCCTGCGCGGCCTCGTGCGCCGACTTCGCATCAGCGAGAGCGGCGGCGTAGCTGGTCTTGAGCGTCTCCTGATCCGCCGGTTCGAAGAGGTCGATGACCTGGTCGAGGAGGGCCTTGTAGGCGGGCAGGTTCGACCCGATCAGGGCCATGGTCTTCAGGATGGTGTCGAGGTTCAAGGCAGCCTCCTATCGGACGAGGGTGTTGATGCCGGCGACCGCGGCGTTCACCCGGTCGATCGCGGCGGCATAGCTGGCGGCGTTGCTAGCGTCATAGGCCGCCTTCACCGCGAGGACAGCCGCATAGCCCTGCGCGTCGAGCGCCTTGAACCGGGCCTTGTCGATCAAGCCGGCGCTGGCGAGCGCGGTGCCGAGGCGGGACGCCGCGGTGTAGGACACCGTCGCGCCGGTAGCGAGGCGCTCGTCGAGCGTGGTCTTGTCAGCGACATCGACCGGCTTGGTCGGCACCGTCGCATCGAGGACGGGACCAGCCATTCCCGCGCCGGTGGTAACGCCACAGGCAGGCAGCGTCAGCAGGAGCGCAGACATCAGAATAAGGCGGCGCATCAGCTTTTCTCCGGGGCCGGGGTAGCGGGGACTTCGACTTCGGTCGCGGCCTCGACCTTGTCGGTGATCGGGGGTGTCAGCAGGGCGGCCTTCGCCACGTCGGTGACGGTGACGCCGGAAGTAACGCGATTGGCGACCTCGACACCGAGGATCGCGGCGGACTGGCGCACGAAGCCCCAGAACCCGGTCGCGTCGCTTGGAATGCGGCGCGCGATGGCGCGGCCACCGATGTTCAGCGCGACAATCCAGAACAGCAGGGTCGATGGCTGGACGTGAAGGAAGCCGGCGATCGTCGGCAGGATCGTGGTTGGGTCGAGCAGCTGTTCCATCGGTTCCTCCTACTTGCCGCCAAACTGGGCGAAGGCGGCGGCCATCTTCTCGTCGTAGCGGTTCACCTTGTAGGCGGTCCCGTTGTAGCGGCGCGCCACCTCGGCCCAGCTGTCGACCGCGCGCGTCACCTTGCGGAGTGCGGGCAGGATGCCGGCCTTGCTGACGAACGCCTCGAACGCCCGCAGCTGCGTGTCCTCGTCGCGCGCCATCGCCTCGGCGAATGCCATAGCGGTCGGGTAGCCGCAGGCCTCGTGGTTCTCGCCCATGATCTGTGGCGCGCCGTAGCTGGCGGATGCGAAGCCGGCGTCGGTGTCGAGCCGGATCATCTGCAGCAGCACGTCATAGCGGGCGTCCTGCGAGGCCGGGTAGGGACGGGTGCCCCACTTCGGGTAGCTGATCGCCGGGTTGGTCTTATCGAACCGGCCCCCGGTCGCCTTTGAGAAGCGGTGCGGCTCCGGCAGGATTTTGGGCCGTCCCGCAAAGAAGCCGGACCCGTTCGCCTCCGTCTTCCAGAAGGCCTTGATCGCTGCGGGCTGGCACAGAAGCCGGTCGCCGGCCTGCTTGAAGCTGGTCTCCGTCAGGGCGGTGTCGGGACCATCGGTCAGCATCAGGAGGATGCCGGCCTCGGTCAGGCGGCCCCAGAGGCCATCGAGCGCGCCGGCGTAGCGGCCGGTGCATCGGAGGTGCGTCTGCAGGTCTTTCAGGGTCATGGCCGCCTCACGATGGGGTGGCGCTGCCTACCACGCGCACCCGGTCTCTGTCACGCCGGCGGCTTCGGGTCCTGCGGGATGCCGCCCAGCCCCTTGAACATCGAGACAACCCGGTCGCGCAGCAGATCATAGAGGACGATGCCGGAACCGCCGACGCCGATACCCCATGCGATGGCGACCCCGGGGCCGGGCTGCCGCTCGACGACTAGGCCGAAGAGGATCATGACCAGGACCCCCGTGAGGTAATGGCCTCCGGGGGGCGACCCCTCGCGCGCAGCACTTACACCGCGCGCCATCCCCAGCCCGATCATGGACAGGATCATGCTCGCGATTGGAATGTTGACGCCGAATAGCTCGACAGCCGTGGGTCCCCAGACGGGGATCGTTGCTGGCGCTACAGCGGGGAGAATAGGGGCGGCAGCGTTCGTGGCTACCCGGATGGCGCTATGGACGTCCATGCTCGATCCAGAGCCAGTATTTGATGACAGTGACCATCGCGCTGCCGACCGCGCTGTAAATCATGAGCCGCAACGGGATCGCCGCGGATATCCACACCGGCCGCATATCGGAGAACACCATGTCGACACGGCGAAGGCTCTTGCGCCGCATGATCCCGATACTGAACAGCCAAGCGGTCCAAGCGGAAACTGACAAAGCCATGACGAAGGGGAACATCGTCAGGGCGTCGAGCAGGCGCGAGATCAGCAGGATCACCTGTGTCATGCTGAGCGTGACCTCGCCCCAGAACAGGTAGGTCAAAACATCGCTTAGGCTGCCAAGAACCGCGGACCACAGCAGGCAGACGATCACCAGCCGTTTCAGATACGTCGGGTCGTTGCTGGGCAGACATTCGATCTGATTACGGGCGCGGATGCGGAAAAGTGTCGCGCTTGCCAGCATCAGAACCAGCAGCCGTCCGAATAGCGCCCACCCGAACACGAGCGGATTGTTGTCAAAGCTGGGCGGGTAGGGGCTGTTGACGGCCACCAGCGCCTCTCCGACGGCGCTAGTGCCGGTGACGATTTCGACCGGACTCATTCGCCTTCGCCCGCGCTGATGCGAGCATGTCCCGCAGTACCTTCACGCCCCACCACCCCGCCGGCAAAGCGACGATCGCGGCGGTCCACAACGGCATCACGCACTCCCGGGAAGGCCACGCACAAGCACATGACCGAAAAGATCAGGTTCGTCACGGCACCGAAAGAGCCGAGCGGGGCTACCCCGGTTGCCAGCAGCACGACGTAGGCAAGATCGCCCAAGGCCAGCGCGACAATCGCGATGCAGGCCCGGCATCCTGCGACCTTGAACCCGGTGCGCGCCGCATAGATCAGCGCTGCTGACTGGAACGCCTCGAGAGTAACCCTTGACGGCAGGTCGGCACCGTATGCCGCAGCGCTGGTGGCCGCGCTACACAGCGCAAGCGTCAGACCAACCAGCGCGACAGGACTGCGCCGCGACACCCAAGTGGCGAGGCAGGCAATCGTCAAATAGAACAGCGCGACAGCCCACCAGCCCAGCACGGCCACCTCCTAGATTTGACCGATCCCTACACGGCTCGATCGCCCCTGTCACTGTTGGCTATCAGACGGCAAAAGGCCGGGGCGTTTCGGCCCCGGCCTCCGTTATGCCGTTACCCGGGCTTAGACCTGCTGGGGCGGGTTCTTCGGGCCGCCGCCACGCGCCTGCGGGCCGAAGTTGTCAATTTCGGCCACGTCGTCTGCCGAAAGCCCGAGGGTGTCGCGGTGCTTATAGAGGCCGCGACGCAGCTTATCATGCAGCGTGGTCAGCTGTTCGCTCGGTGCGGCTTGCTCGGCATCCGCCAGCGCGGCTGCGATACCCAGCACGTCTTCCTTCAAACTCATGGAAACCTCCTGCCCGGGGAGCGCCGGGCGCGCTTTCAGTCCAGCCGTCAGCCGGCCAGCTGTGCCTCGATACGGGCTAAGCGGCGGCGGTAATAGGCCGCCTCGACCGCAAAAGCCTCGGTGTAGCGGATGCCCCACTGCTCGCCCGCCGCACGCACGAGCCGCCGGCCTGCCTTCCGTATAAGGACGCGCTCGGCAGGGGTTTTGACGATCGCGTTCCCATCGTCACCGCCGATAAGGTTGCCGGCTTCGTCGCGGGCGAACACCGCCTCCCGATCCTCGTACTCGTCCTCCCACTCGTCCCACTGATCGTCCCAGCGGTCATGGCAGAGCAGCCCGTAACGGGTGCCGTCAATGCCGTGCGCCTGCAGCGCGTCACGCACCTGCTGCGCGACGACGCCGGTATGAATGCGGGCATCGTCACCCTTTTCGTCGACGGCGTCCGACATACGAAACTGGCTCCACTGCACATCTGCCCAGGCATCGAGCAGCGCGTCGTCGATCGGCCGAATATCGGACTTCTGTCGTTCGTCCGAGGTGCTGATGGTCGCATTGGCGGCATAGACCTGCGTGAAGCGGCGGGCGGCGGAACCCAGCCCGAACGTGTTATCCCCGCCGGGGAGGATCGCCGCCGACTGGAGCAACAGCGCCGTCAGCCAAGCCGCGCCGGCCGGGCTCCACAGGTCGATCTGTGCCTCGCCGAAAGCCGCCGCAGTTGCACCGCTTCGTGCGGCGTACCGCGCCACATGATGCGGCGTCACCCCGTCTGCTTCGAACCCAACGTCGATCTGAAGGGCTGAACCTCGGCTGCTGCCGATGCTGCCGGTGTTGTGCAAGGTCGCCTGCGCACCTAGCCCGCTGACACCGCCCTGTGCGAGCAAGGTGGCACCCGTGAATCCGTTGCGACCGTAGAGACGCATCCCGGCACCAGACAGGTGGCCGCAATTTCCGGTGATCCCACCGTCGCCGCTCAACAGGCCGTTGATGATCCAGTTTTGCGTATCCACGGCAGTCAGGACGGCGAGCGGGCCGCTGCCGCCTTCGGTGTAGGGGTTGTTGATGACGTTCCGGGCCGTATTCGAGCCCAAGGCATAGCTGGCTCCGTGCAGATACGGCTTGCCGTTGACCCAATTGTCGGCCTGGGTCGTTGCGTCTCCCTTGAACCATGCGGTGCCGGTCCCCGGGGCCTGCGTCGATGCCGTCGTGGGATCGAGGCACCACCACCGGAAGCCGCCGTAGTACACCATGCCATCACGGCCGGCGTTGGCGGTCTGCGGGCTGTCGTGAACGTTGCCGAGGAAGCTGAACTCCCCGATGCAGGGGCCGCCGTGCATTGCGCCGTTCACGCCGGTTGAGCGCGAGGCGTTCATGTCGGCACCTTCCCACCATAGCGGCGATCCGGTGAGCTGCTCGGCGCGGATGACGTGCACAGTCGTACCGTTGGCGTTGCCGGCCGTAAATGGATCGGTGCTGACGGCGGTTGCTCGGCCGTAGACCGCATGGCCCATCACGCCGCGAATCCGCAGGTACTGCATGATGCCTCGGCATTTGTGCCAGATCGCGTGCTCGGTGAGGTTGGAGCCGTCGTAGGGAAGGCGGTCGCCCTGCCCCATGACAATCTCCATATTGGCGATCATGAAGCCATCCGCCGATGCCGTGCTGGCGCGGGCGAGGATGAAGGGGTTTTTGCCGGTATCGTCGGCATTGGTGTTGAAGCGGTGAAAGAACCAGCCGACGCAGCCACGATCGAAGCGGACGCGGGTGGTGTAGTTGCCGGCCTCTGCCCCGGCGCGGCCCATGATAACGACCGTCCGCAGCACGTTGATGCACTTGCTGGACCGATACTTGCCGGGGAGCCGGATGAAATTGAAGTAGTCCACCGCCTTCTTGAGATAAACCCAATCGTCGGTACCCTTGTTCGCGCTGTTGAAGGCGTATTGCCCATCGTCGGCATAAGCACCCAGCATTTCTGGGGTGCCCTCGTCAGGAGGGATGAACCAGGACTTGGCCCCGCCGTTCGTGGTGATCCACCAGTAACCCTTGCCGGCCGGGTCGAGCGCGGGCATCGATGCGTCCCAGAGGAACATCTGATGCGCGCCCTGCCCGTTCTTGCGGAAGCCCGAGAACTGGATCACACCGACGCCGTCCGGGATCGCGGTCTGATCACCGACCAGCACGCGCGTCCCGACGGACATAACATTTCCGCCCGGATCACCCTTATTGTTGAAGGTCAGGCCGGCAGACGTGAAGGCACCGATCCAAGCCGGGGGCGGGGCATAGATGATGTCTTGAATGACGCGCTTGATAGTCCTGACCGGGCCGCCGATACGGGTCTGAACCTGACCGGGCTGCTCCGGGCCGTTGACAATCGCGGCTAGATCGTCGGCGTCGCGGCTCGCGTTCTCCAGCTGCTGTTCCGTGATCACCGCCATGTCTTGCTCCCGTGCTTTGCCGGGAACGGCATATCCCAAGCGTTCGGGGCGGGATAGACCTTAGCGGGTCCCCATGTAGACCGCCTTCACCTCGTCCGGGGATAGCGCCCGCGGGTAGAACCGCAGTTCATCAAATCGACCGGCCACACCATCAAATGCCGCCAGCGCGCCGAGGCTACCACGCGCCACCCCAGCCGCCTCACCGACTAGGAGGCCGTCCAGATAGAGCGCCATGCGCGAGGTCTGCTCGTCGTAGGTAAGCGTCACCTGATGCCACTCACCGACCGGAGGTGCCGCGACCGAGACATGCGCCGCCCCGTGGCCGGCCGTCAGCCCTCCGGCCCCGTCGAAGCCGAACGTCTCTCCGGTAGAACCAGCTGCAAGGATGCCGCCCGACGACGTCGGGCCAGCGAGATTGAACCATGCCGATTTCGTATAGCTGGGGGTAGCGATCAGGCCTGCGAAGTCGAGACGCCCCCCGGCGGCCGACGTGTAGACCTTGTGCCCGCGCGCTACGTCATTGACGGTCGCTACGTCGCCGCTCTGCAGCGCCGAGCGCTGCCACGCGCTTTCGTCTCGGATCGCGCCGTCGATGAACGGCATCCAGACCAGCAGCTGATCGTGCTGATAGTAGAGGAAGGTGTAATTAACCGCCCGCACCAGTTCCGTGAAGTCGCTGTTAGGCTCGCGCTCGCTGACGAGGAAGGCGCGGGTGGCGACATCGTTCGAGCGCGCGATCGAGTAGACCGTCCGGGTCACGGCGTTCGGGTCCGTGATCAGCCCGAGGCGGGGCGGCGATGCCAGGGTGACACGGCGGGGGTCCGAGGGCTGCCCCGACGACGCGCTGACAGCAATAGCCTGCACCGTCGCATCCGGCAGCTGCAGGAACATCGTGTAGTCGGTGTCCGGGTCCAGCACCGCGTCATCGGTCAGCGTCAGTTCGACGCCGTCCTGCTCGATCACTTCGCCGGAGAGGTGGTCGGGACGGGTCATGTCGGCGATCAGGACGCGCTGCTGGGGTAGCACCATTGCCGCCTCCTCCGTCGCCTCAAACTCGGTGGTGGTGTGCTGGTAGCGCATCTTGTTCCATGCCCTCTGCGCCTGCCACCAGCCCAGCATGTACGTCGAGATACCGGATAGCTCGACCGTGCGCGGGCTGGCCGGAGCCTTCCCGGCCGGCAGGGTGATCGTCAGCTGCGCTCCGTCTTTGGGAACGATGTAGGAGAGCTCGACGCCGTCCTGATCGTCAAGGATGCCGAACCGCGTGGTCCGCGTCTGGCTGTCAGGCAGGACGTTGCGGTGGTTGAACAGCAGCGCCGAGTCCTCGGTCGCGCGCTCGAACTCGATCCTGATCTTCGACCCCTGACGGTATGCCTGACAGAAGCAGGCCTGCGCGATCGTCTGCAGCGTTTCCTCGAACGAGGTATTGTCGTCGTCGAATATGAAGCTGAACTCGCGCGCCAGCGTCGAGCCAAAATAGGCGGCTACCGCGTCGCTGGTGTCATAGATCAAGTCGAAGTCAACCTCGGCCGGTGTCCGGGCACCGATGTACGGGTCAAGGGATACCCCGGCGATGATATCGGCCATGTTGTCGCTTCCGACGAGCGACTCCGAGAAGGTGCCGTCTGGGAGGCGCTGGGGCACGCGCCGGCGCGCCCGCAGATTCAGCTTCCGCTCCTTGACCGAAGTCGCGCCGGATGTGGCGTAGGTTTTCGCCATGACGGTGGTGACGTTGCCGAAGTGCGGCTGAGTGACGGCAGCCGCCCCCACCGCGTCCCGCCATTTCACGTCGTCGACCAGGGTGCCCTCATAGTCGAGGTCGGTCGGCGAGGTTCGCCGGGCGCGCATGGTGCATGCCCCGCTGAACGTAGGCTGCCCGTCAATGGTGATGCCGACCTGATCCTTATCGGTCGCGCTACCGATCAGAGTACCCGGAAAGGTCTCTGCCGGACCACGGGGATCGTCGTTGCTATCGACCGGGGTCAGTTCGAGCAGGACGTTGACCTGCAGGGCGCTCTGCTTGCCCTTCTTGTTGATTGCGTAAAGCCCCGACAGCCCGACGAAGTTGGTGATCACCCGAGTCAGGTCCGCGAGGTCGACCTTGAACGGGCCTACCCACCGCTCCCCACTGGTCGACAGCGAGGGGCTGCCATAGGCGGTCGCGCCCCCATCAAGGCCCTGCAGATTGTCCCATGCCGCATTGATGTTCCGCGGGTTACTGAGCGTGATGGCCTTGGCCGCCACGTTCAAGACCGGATAGACGCCGGCGAGGTTGATTGCGGTAGTGGGCGTCGGAACGGAAAACTGCGACGACCTGTAGCCGGTCGCGTCGCCGTCAAGCTCATCGAGGCGATCCCAGTCGTCGTTGATGTCGCCGGGCGCCGAAAGCGTCACCGTGCGGGCGGGGCCATCAACCGAGGCGATCGGGTAGCTTCCGCCCAGATCGACGTAGATGGTGCTGCTCAGGCCGTTGCTTTCAGCCCATCCCGCATTCGATATAGCCAGCGTCTGCCCCGCGCTGAAAACGGTGCTGGGATCGAATGACTCGAAGCGGACCACACCCCCATCCTCGAATCGGGACGCCACCTGGACGGTTGTGGTGCCCGCCCCCCCGCTGTTGCTGAAGTCAGCACCGGAGACGCTCAGCTGATCGCCATCGTCGAACAGCTTCGTGAAGTCGATATCGTTCGACTTGGTCTCGATGCGATCGGGATAGACGAACCTGATATCGTCATCCCCCCGGGCGTGGTTAGCGTTGGGCGGGCGCAGAAGCTGGCCGTTGACGCCCGACACCGGCACGATGGTCAGGAGGGGGGCACCCACCGGGCCGCCGATCCGCAGCTGGGGTTCGTCTCCGCTGTTCGGACTGGTGTTGGGGCCGTAGAACTCCACCGCCGCGCCGGCCACTTGGGACATCAGGGTATCGCCATCGCGCACGTCGCTGAGGTCATACTGCCCGCGCCCGACGCAAAGCGACGCGATCTCGACCTCCAGCCCGTTCTCGAATCGACGGTACGGCACCGACAGCAAGGATGGCACCGCCCGAACCGTGCCGAAGGGGTCCTCGATGCGCTGGCCCGGGCGCGGCTTGTTCGATCGGTCGGAGAGCGACTTCGACGCGGAGGGGGTGTTATCCGGCGTCGGGGGCTTCGGCATCAGGAACAGGCCGATAGCGACCGCGGCGAGGGTCACCGCAACGGTGATAGCCGCCGTCAGGGGATCGGCCGGGGGAACGGTCACGAGCAGCGGCCCAGCTGCGCGCTCCAAGCGGCTGGTATCGCCGTCAGCCGGGGTCACGTCGCGCGCGGCGAGGGACTGGGACGCGATCAGGGCCGGTGCCCGGTCGATATCGCCGATGCCGTCCAGGTCGTAGATGCGGCCGGTGCTGGGCCACGTCGGGAACGCCTCGCGCAGCGTCCGCGCCAGATCATCGGTGTCGTAGCGCTGCCACGTTCCCGGCTCCATCGGGTTATGCACGACGAGGACGATCATCTGTAGAACTCCACCTTGTCCCAGCCCGCTCGGGCCGTCGGCAGCGGCAGGAAGGTGTATCGCCCCCCCCACAGCTGCAACACCTTGCCGCGCACAAAAACGCCGACGTGCGGCACCGCCCCGGGCGACTGCATCAGCACGATAGACGGGTCAACTGGCCCACGCTGACGGGTGAAGCCGGGCACGTCGGATGCGAAGCGACCGATCAGCGCCTCCTTTGCCATGCGCTCCGGGGTGCGGTCGCCGAGATCAATGCCGGTCAGTTCCAACCAGATAGCCTGCACGGCCTGCCAGCAGTTCTCGCCGCGGGGCTGCTTGGTCAGCCACGCGTCGATGTTCACTTCAGGAACCCGCGCAGCATCGGAAAGCGCTCGACGGTGTAGCGCTCGCCGGTCTTGGTGGTGTTGAGGGTCGGCGCCCGGGCATCAATTGACGAAACCGTTCCGTCGCTATTGATGCTCGGCGCTTCCAGCAGGATCGGCCCGAGGATCGGAGATGTGAGGTTGTCCGAACGGAACACGTAATAGCGCACCGCCGGCTTGGTCATGAACCCACCAGCCGCAGCGACCGCATCAATCTCGTTCGGCAGCACGTCCCCGACATCGCCGAGGTCGATCGTGATCTGATAGTCCAGGTCGTCGCGCGCGCCGCGGCCGGAGAAGCGGGCCGGCCAGTACTCGAAGCGGACCTCCGGCTGGTCCGGCGACAGGGCAACGGTCACGCCATCGGGATCGAGAGGGTCAACGGTGTTGCGAACAATGCGATAGGGCCGGGTGAAGTCGGGGTGGGTGATCTCCACCATCTCAAGCCCGGCAACATCGCGACTGCTCGCAAAGAAATAGTCGGCAAGGTCGGCCATCAGCCGGTTCTCGCCAGATCGTCGTTGACCAACTTCGCCAGCAGGTCAAACACCATCGGACCCCTCTCCCCATAGTTGTTGTAGGCAAACACGATCCCGGCGTCCGCCACCGCGTTGACAGGCTGAAGCACCACCTCGACCTGCGCCTTGGCCGTGTAGCGCATGCCCTGAACCCCGGACAGCCCGAAGCTGCCCGGCAGAAGATGGACCTCATACTCCTGAACGAGCGCGTCGTCGAAGATCAGGTCGCACATGAAATGCAGCGACCCCCGAACCAGCGTCGTGCGGACGAAGGCCTGCAGGTACTGCCACTGGACCGGTCCCAGAACCCACTGCACGCTCGCGATAGCGGGGGCATTGGCATCATCGAGGCGGAACCGCGACCGCCCGCCCCCCAGCTGGGCCTGACGGAACGTCGCGCCTTGGGCGACCCCATAGCCGGCCTGTGCCGGCGGCAGCTGTAGCTTCGGCAGTGCCATTATGAGCGCCTCCGGCCTGCAAGGGTGTTGCGACCCATCGACTTTGACAGGCGCGAGTTCGGGTTGCCCAGGTCACGCGCCGCGGCGGGGCCGGCCTCCTGACGCGCCACCCTCCTCGCGATCACCCAGACATCGCCGCTCGTCAGGTCCTCGCGGGTTTCGATATCGGTGCCCGGGAACTGCTGGACGCTGACGCGGCTCCCGCGCGCCGCAACTGCGCCGGCCCCGTTGTCGTTGCTGGCGCGCCGGGTATGCGCCGACAGGGTGTTGTTGTTGATCGCCTCGATCAGCGGCAGGTTCTTTGCCGTCGACTCCGAATTGATCACATACTCCCCGTTCGAAAGATTGGCCGGAACCTTGTCGTCACGGGCACCGCCCGGACCCAACACCCGACCGCCATCGGCGAGGTTGAGGCTGACCGCCTGAATGTTCGACACGATCGATGCCGCCTGCGCCGCGACAGTTGCCACGGCTCCGAGATTGGCCGGGAATGGCAGGGCGATGGCGTTAGCGACGCCCTGCTGGATTTTGATGATCGCGTCGGCAATGGCGAACGCCTTGGAGACGACGAACATCCCCTTGTAGATCGCGCTCTGCCTGCCGACACTGTCCTCGGCGATCCCGAGCAGGCTGTCGGCCGTCGACTGCGCCGCGCCCAGCGCAACATCGCGTCGGGCGTTGTCGATCTTGCGGAGATTGTCGGCGTGACGTCGGGCCGCGGCCTCGACAAGCCCGTTGTAGCTGATGCCCAGCTGCAGCAGCTGATCACGGTTCGTCTCGTAGGCGGAAAGCTCCTGCGCGTAGCGGGCGTCCTCGTCGCTGCGATCGGCGAGGTTGCCATAGGTCTCCCCGGTGCCGGCGTCGCGGCCGGGCAGGTCTCGGATGCTGTCGCGGGCGCCCTGCCCCAGCTTCGCCACCTCGGCGTTGTAGCCGTTCTGGCTGATCTGCCCCTCGGCAAGCAGCGCGTTCAACGCGGCGATGCGACTGGCGTAGTCCTGCTGCGGCTGACGGATACTCTCGAGGACGGCCTGCTGGCGCTGCAGCGCATCGCCCTGGCGGATGCCGCGGTCGATCGCTGCGTTCTCCTCCGGGGTCAGGGCGCGGCCCTGACGGATGCTCTCGTCCAGCTGGGCGTTCAGGACCTGCCGGTCGAGGCCCACCTTCCCCTGCAGGTCCTTGAGGCGCTGCAGCGGGCGGTTGTATGCCTCGTCGAACCGATTGGCGGTCTCCCGTGCCTCCGCATCGGTGAGGGCCTTGGTGACCGACTGTAGCTGCCCGTCGGTCATGTCCGTGTTGAACCGGCGCTTGAAGTCGTCCTTCGCCTTTTCGATCTGCGCCGTCAGCTGCTGGGCGGCACCGCCGGCTACGCCGCGGGTAGCTGCCTGGTCGACGATGTTCTGAACGAAATCGCCCTGCTGATCGGCGACCTTCGCCGCGCTGTTCTCCTCGCGCTGCGCCTGCGACTCGGTCGACGCCTGCGTCGCCTTTCCGACGATCGACCCGGGGGCCTCGACGTGCATGTGGTCGTAGTGCTGGTGCTGACCGCCGGGGATGCGGCGCGTCGGGCCTTCGCTGTTCGCCTCATAGACCCAGCCGTTCCACAGCACGCGATACCCGCGCGCCTGATAGCGCCGGGCCAACTCGTCAAAGCGCTTGCGGAGATCGGGAACGTTGGCCTCGGTGACACCGCCGGGCGCATTGACGTCGATCGCATACTTGCCATGCGACGCCATCTTGTGGCCGCCGCTGACGCCCCCGAACTGCTCATTCTCGCCGACCCGCAGGCCGTCGCGCTGCAACTCACGACCGGCGATGCCGATAGCCTGCTGCCGGCTGCGGAAGCGGCTGACACCGTCGCTGGTGCGGCGGTTGGCGTCGCGCTTTTCCTTCGCCGCGGCCTCGATAGCGTCGTCGCGCTCCTTGGTAATCCGGCGCAGTTCGGCGCTATACTGCTCGGGTGACAGGCCGTTGATCGTGCGGCGCTGGAACGATCCGTCGGCCTGCATCTCCTGAATGTTGCCGCGGCGGCCCGCCCCGATCGCCAGCTGCTGGTTCAGCCGGCCGAGTGCCTTCTCATAGCGCAAGGCGGCGTCCGCCCGCTTGTCGAGCGATGCTGCGACGTCCTGCTGGATCAGCGGGGCCTGCGCTTCGTTCACGGCGCGACTGCTGTTCGCGATCGACTGGTCGAGCGTCGTCAGCTGCCCCTGCAGCGCCTTCAGCTTCGACACTTCGTTGCCCAGCTGCTGGGCGCTGACATTGCCGGCAAGGCCCCCGGTGCCCTGCCCGGCATTTGCCGCGGCCGAAGCCCGCGCCGCCTCAACGGCACGCTGCTGGTCCGCGATCTGCTTGACGAGGTCGCCCCGGCTGACCTGCTGGTTGGCGAGGTTGGTCTGGGCTGAACGCAGCGTCTGCTGGTTCATCTGCCGCTGCGTCAGGATGCTGCGGTCGAGTTCGTCGTTCAGCTTGCGCTGCAGGGCGATCTGCCCCTCGACCGTCCGGTTGTAGGCCTCCTTGGCCTTGCGGTTCAACTCGGTCTCGCGGGCGTCGTCGCGCAGTTTCTGGATCGCATCGCCGAGGGCGTCGTTGCCCTCAAGCAGCTTTCCGACGAACGGGGCGAGCAGGATCGTGCCGACGGACAGGGCGATGCCCCACGGCCCCCCGAGGAAGGTCGCAAACTTCGACGTGCCGCCGCTCATAAGCTGGACGGCCTGCGTGATCTGACCGATCTGGCTCCCGAAAATCTGGGCCGGCTTCGCACCCAGCGAGTACATCGTGGCGACATCGCCCAGCTGGTATCCCAGCTGCTGCATGCCCATGCGCTGCGCGCCGGTTGCAGAGGTGACGCCGTTGGCGGCGTCCGCACCCAGTTTCTGGACCTTAGCGAACTGCTCCTGGCTGATCTTGCCAGCGTCGAGCAGGCGCTTGGCGTCCGCCAGCAGCTGGTTCATCCGCTGCAGGGCGAGCGCCTCTGCGTCGGTTGCCTCCAAGACACGGCGTAGGGCCGCGTCGAGTTCTCGGGCACCGCCGCCCGCCCCCTTGGGGCCGTTGCCGAGGCCATCGCCGGCCCCCTTGCCGCCCTTGGCAACGCGATCGAGCGCGCCGGCAACGACGTCCAGCGACCGCGTGACCGTGGCGTTGCTGGCGTTGACCTGCGCCGACGTGCTGTTCAGGCCTTTCAGCGTCGTGTCGAGCGTGTCGATGCGCGAGACGAGGCTGCCGATCGAGCGGTCGAACTGCGTCTGGTCGAACGCCTTGTTGATGGCCTGCTTGGTGCTGTTCGCGGCGGTGTCGATGCCGCGCAGTTCCTGCTTGACCTTCGCCCCGCCGGCGCTGACGCCGGAGGGGTCTAGAACGGCGGCGACGCGATATTCGGTGCTCACCCTTGTGCCTCCCGCTCCATCTGCTCAAGCCGCCACCGACGCTCGGCGGTGTCCATGCGCGACACGACGGTCCACAGGGCATCGGCAAGGTCGGGCTTGAGCCGCTTCCGATCGGCGTATGCCATAGCCCGGTCCCACGGGATAGGACCGTCGGCCGGGCGGCACGTGCCGAGGTCGCGATAGGCGGTGTAGAAGAAGTCCGCGCCCGGCACCTTGGGCGGCTTGTTCAGGAACCAGTGATCTGCGGGGAGGGGTCGGCGCTTCTTCCGCGCCGACCGAACCGAAAAGCCGTCGCGCTCGTAGCGCAACTCCCACAGCAGCCTTTCGGCGATCAGTTTCCCGTCTTGTCAGCGTCGACCGCGGGCTGCTCGACGAAATTGTAGAGGTTGCCGGCGAAGTTGCGGAACGGGTCGAAAATCCACGCCGGCAAGGCCTTGAAGAAGGCGTAGCAGTTATCCGCGCTGAACGGCGGCGTGGTGCCGTCAACCGCCACTGGCGGGGTCCCCCATGCCCGGGCGCAGGTCCGCGCGATCAGGTCACGGTCGACCTCGCGGTCATCCTCGATCTGCTTCTTCAGGCCCTCCGGCGTCAGCTTGTCGTCACCCTTGCCGCGGGGTGCCTGCACCAGTTGCTCGCTCTGGGCGATAGACCGGCGCAGGCGCGCGTCGAGGAAGTCGGGATTGCTGTCATGCGCCGGCGACAGGATGACGCTCGGCCGGCCCGGGATCATGTCGAAGAAATACTCCTTCGTCGTCTCCTCGGTGACCTGCTGGGCGGTGAAGTCGAACGATGCGGTGGCAGTCATGTGGTGGTTGCTTTCGTTTAGGCGCAGGGCTGCGCGGGCAGGATCGGGAAGAAGGAGACGCCGGCCGTGTATCCGGGCGCGGTGTCCTCCTGGTGGGCGCGGAACGTGGTGTTCATCGTGACCGACTGGTTGGCGGGCATCTCGCGGCCCCCGCCCTCCAGTGTGCCGGTCGGGAGGTCGAAGGCGATGCCGCCGTCACCATTCCGCAGCACCCAGTCGAAGCCGACGGTCTTGTTGCAGCGGATGCGCTCGATCACGTCGGCGTTCGTGAACAGCATCTGGTTCTCGACGTCGACCTCGATGTCGCCGGCGTTCAGATACTTCGGCCCGAGGCGGCCCAGCACCTTCTCGCCCGCGACGTTGTTGGTCAGGGTGAAGGTCGCCGACTTGAAGTCGGTCGTCAGGCCCTCCTCGTCGACGTCCTGCGCCCGGAGGCGGGCGATATCGGAGGCGGTGCCGAAGGCCCCGGTCAGACCGCCGACCTTTGCCACGTCCGCGTTCAGCGCGCGGGCACCGGCCGGGTTGGTCGTGTTGATGCCGACGAAGCCGAGTGTGATGGTCGCCTTGCCCGTCAGCGGGATCGCGATCGAGATGCTGTCGGCCCAGTTGCCGAGCGAATATTCGAACCCGGTCAGGCCGCCCGGCAAGAGGTTCGGGCTTGCAAGCTCGAACTGCGCGCTGGGCTGGATGAAGTCGGGGTGGTCGATATCGACGTTGCGGACGAAGGCCCCGTAGAGCAGGTCGATCGCGAGGCCGGTGCCGGCATCAGCCACGAACGGCTGATCGCGCTTGGCGAGCGTCAGCTTGTGGGCGGCGATACCCTCGACCCGGGCGAACCCGATATCGTCCTCGCTGGCGAACTGATTCAGGACATCGACGCCGCCGAGGTGAATCGTCTGACCAAGGCCGATGCCGAGCGTGGTGAAGTCGAGCGCTGCGCTGACGAGATTGCCATCGGCATCGATCGACAGGTCGCCGGCAGCGGCGCGGACGCCGGCGATCGACACCTCGACCATATCGTCGAGGCTGACAACCTCGGTCACGTTGCCCGCCACCGGGAGCAGAGCCGCGCCTGCCGCCGGGGCGGCACCGAGGACCTTGAGGCCGTTGTTGCGGTCATCGGTGAAGCCATAGGCGTAGAGCAGCGTCTTGGCCCCATCGGCGCTATAGGTCATCCGGCTCGCCTGCGCCGCGGAGAGAGCCGGAACGGTATAGCCGGCGTCGGTCGCGGCTACCGTCAAGTAGCTGTCACCCCCGATCGCGCGCGAGAACATGAACTGCTCGATGAACAGCCGCAGGTGCGTCATCGTCAGATCGGCCTCGAGCTCGACCGCGCTGTCCAGGTCGGTCACGACGCCCTTGCGACGGGCGCGGGCCTTGCTGATCGGTGACCGCGTGGTCTTGCCGATGGTGGTGCCCCAGCTGTTGATGCTGTTCGGCTCCAGTTCGAACCACTGCGGCGTTGCCGGCAGCACGCCGAGGGACGCCTCCCGCGCGAACGACAGCGACATTCCCTGCGTCAATACCCGGCCCATTTGCGCCTCCTCTTAGCGGATTTCTTCATAGTCGAACCTGCCCTCGACCGATACACCCCAGTAACGCCCCTTGTCGACGTCACCGGACGGCCCCGGCTCGACCTCGCCGAACCGGATATCGTGCGGGTCGAACCGGCAGTTCTCGTAGACCCTGCAGGCGCGGTCGGCATAGTCGGACAGGTCGCCGATGCCGTCGCCGGGCCTGACCCGCAGCAGGACGAACACCGCCCCGGCGCGGTCCATCTTGCGGTTTCCGGGCTTGCCGATCGTACCCGGGCCACCGGCGCGGCGCTGCACCAGCAGCTGCACCCATGGCCCGTCGGGCGGGTCGAAGGTCTCATTCTCCAGCTGGATCGGGGTCAGGGCGTCGCCCCCGGGGGTGACCCACGCATCGATAAAGCGCTGGTAGAGCGCCTCCTGCACTTCGCGCCAGACGGTCATCGTTTCGGCCTCGCCTTGCGCGATGCGGCAGCAGCACCACGCCGCGCCCGAGACGCCTGCGAGGCCCCACGGCTATAGGTCTGACGGATGGCCTTCTCGATAGCGCGCTGGACGAAGCCGGGCTGCGCCTGCTGCGGGCTGTGGCCGGCGTTCAGCGGGCCGATGTACGGGACGTTGTTCGTCGAGAAGATCGCCCCGTCTGACGGCTTCCACGCCAGAACGGAGTTCAGCCCGTCGGTGGCTACCTGACTGCGTGCCGCGATCATGGCGGGGGTGACCTCCTTCTCGTCAGCCTTGAGGTTGGACGCCTCGCCCACCGTCGGGACCCAGTTCGCGCTCGCCCATCCTGTGTCGAACGGGGTGCCGATAGGCGGGTTCTCGCGCAGGTTCGCGTTGATGTTGAGGGCGAGGGCGACGATCTCCCCGCGCGTGAAGCGGTCCAGATCGGCGATGATGATGTCGATCTGGTCCGCCATCGATCACGCGCCCTGCTCTTCCTCGATCTGCTCGGTGGGGCCAGCGGCCTCGCCGCGCAGTTCTGCCAGACGCTGCTCCGCGTTGGCCCGGCCGCGTACCCGCTCCGGCTCGATGCCGGGTCCCGTGATCTCGTAATAACCGTTGGACCCCGCCTCGGTCATCACGAACCCGTCGGTATTGCCGAGCGCGGCGGCGGCGGCCCCTGACCCGGCGACCTCGGTGGTGTTGCGGTGCAGGTCGATGCCGGCCTGGACGATCTCGGCCCGGCGCTTGTCGGCGGCCTCACGGCCCTGCACGCGCTCGCCCTCGCCCAGCCACGGTGCGCGGATCAGGAACAGGCCCGGCTCCAGCGGCTCCATGACAGTCAGGCGGTCAGCGGCGTCCTCGGCGCTCTCGACCGGGGTGGGTCGGGCCTCCGCGGCATAGACGAGCCGGCCGCCGTTCCACAGTAGTTCAGCCTCTGCCTCGGTCACCTCCCCGCGGCCCTCCGGCTTGGCGGCGATCGTGACCGGAGCGCCGGCATTCAGGGCGTGGCCCCGCAGGGTGCCGAAGCGCGCCATGACGAGCGGCTTGGCCTTGTCGAAGGTGTCGGTGGTCGTCATCGCAGGGGTCCTCCTCGTCAGTGCTTGGCCCCTGATACACCAACGCCGCGCCCCCGGGATAGAGGACGCGGCGTCAGGGGAAAGGGCCGGGGTGGTTACTCCGTGGGGGCCTCGGCCGGAGGTTCCGCGGGCGGAGCAGCCGGTGCCTCCCACCCCTCGGGCGGGCCGGCCTCGCGCACGGCGGCCTGATCTGCCTCGGCGGCCTCGACGGAGGTGAAGCGATGCGGTTCGTCGAGCCACGGTGCTGTCACCATCCAGACCTCATCGTTCTCCTGCGTGACCAGAACCTGCCCGGCCGGGCCTTCGACCGGCTCGATCTCGGCAGGCGCGCCCTCGGCGCGCAGTTCGGCGGCACGATCGCGCGCCGCCTCCTCGCCGTGGACCTTCTCGGCCTCGTCGGCCCAGTCGGCCTTGACCTCGAACCAGCCGTTATCGCCGGCGGTCAGGGTGACGCCGTGGTGGCTGTCAGGCTCACCGGCGGCATGGAGTTCGCGCTGGCGGGCCTCGGCGGCCTCGCGGCCCTGCACCTTCTCCGGCTCGTCAAGCCACGGTGCGGTGACCTCATACCAGCCGCCTTCGCCGCCGCTGACGGTGGTCTGGGTGCCGCCGGCGATCCAGCCCAGCGGGGGACCGTCTGCGCGCAGCTGCGCGGCGGCCTCCTCCATCTTGGCCTTGCCCCGGGCACGGATCGGCTCGTCGAGCCATGGCGCACTGACGTTGTAGTAGCCGCCGCTGACCTGGACGACCTGCACCGGATCGGCGGGCTTGGTGTCCTCGGGGGCGAAGTTGATCATGCGGCTCTCGTAGAGCATCGCGAGACGGCTCGGGGTGGCCGCCGCCTTATCAAAGGGGTCGCCGGACCCGTGAGTGGTGCCGGCGAAGGTGAAGCCCCGGGCCGCGACGAACTCGCGGCTGGGATCGAAGCGAGGACGGACGGCCACGGGGCTTCCTTTCTATGCCGATCAGCGAACGGCGTTGCGGATGAACACGGCCATGTCGTCGGCGACCTTCTTGAAGCCGAAGGCCTGACGGCTGTGGAAATAGTCGCTGTAGGCGCGACCGTCGCGACCGCGCGAGATGACCCCGCCCATGTCGTTGGTCTGGCCCGGGACGAGGCTATCCCACGCGAACATCGCGATCGAGGTCGGGCTGTTCAGCGACGGGTTCGGGTCGATGTAGCCGAGCCACGCCGAGTTCGGGTCGACGATGAACTGCAGGTCCTTGCCGCCCATGTTCTGCTTGTCCGCGGGATCGGGCATGCGCTCGGCCGCGGTGTTGTAGAGGGCGCGGGCTACGCGGACCTGGTCGACCTCGAACAGCGCCGCCATGATCGCGTTCGTGATCGCGGCGGACGACGTGTACTTCGTGCGGTCGATGAACTCCGGGTGGTTCTTGAGGGTCTTGCGGACCTTCGAACCCAGCACGAGGACGTTCGGCTCCATGCCGGTGGCGGCGCGGATCAGTTCCTTCCAGTCCTCGATATCGCTGATCGGGGTGGACGCGGCGTCGTCCCAGTAGAGGAACTCGTCCTCGCCCGGGTCGGCCGCGGCACCGTCGACCTGCATCGACCAGACACCGTCCTTGAAGAACGAGGTCGCCCACAGACGATCGGCGCGGATCATCTGCTTGCCGGTCAGCAGGCGGGTCGCGTTCTCGTCGATGCGGCCCTGCTGGCGGCTGTTCTGGCGCGTGCGGTCGTCGACCACATGCTCCAGCGCCCACTCCTCGGCGTTGTAGGTGTCCTCGGTCATCCCGTAGGTGACCTGGACCGGCCGGCCGCCGAGCGGGCGAACCTGCGCCTCGTCGCGCCAGAAGTAGCCGGGCGGGTAGACGTCGAACTTGCCGCTCTCCTGCGTCACGGCGATGCGCGACGAGGCCGCACCTGCGACGAAGGTCGTGTCGTCGGCCTGCAGAGCGTAGCTGAAGTTCGTCAGGTAGGCGTCGGGGTTCGTGTCCCCGGAGATTGCCTTCGGCATGTTCCGTTCCTTCTTCTCTAGGTCACGAGGCCCCGAGGCCCCCGTTGATCCCCGGCGGGGGAATTACGCCGCCGCGTTGCCCGTCTTGGTCATGTCGATCTCGACCAGCTCATTCGCGGCTGCCGCGCTGATGGCCTGACCGGCGACGACATGGGTGGCCGCGGCGACGCGCGCGGCACCGTTCGCATCCGACGAGATGAACTGACCGGGCGTGATGGCGGCCGAGGCAACCACCTTCAGCTGGTTGCCGGTGTCGACCGACGTGTGCAGGCCGACGGCCTTGCCCTCGCTGATCACGCCGGCGACCTGCTCGCCGAGACCGGCGAGCGCGAACTTGCTCTCGCCGCCATCGTTGACCCGCTTGGCAAAGCGGAACTCCTTGCCGGTCAGATCGACCGCAGAGGCCTTGGCGTCGGTCTGCGAACCGACCTGCCGAGTAACTGCCATGACTATGTTCCTTCTGGCTTGAGGGCGTCAGGGGAGGCTTACGCCTCCTCCTCGGCGGGTGCGGGATAGGCCTCGGTGTAGAGGTCGGCGAACTCGGTGCGGGCCTTCGACATCGCGTCGGCGCGGCCGATGTTGTCGCGCTTGGCGATCTCGGTGACCTTGCCGTCGAACGTCGAGCGCGCCTTCTGCAGGTCGCCCCCGGCCTGACCGCTGTCACCGCCCTCGGTCGTGCCGAGCGGCTTGAACAGGGCGGACTGGCCCTTGTTCATGGTTTCGAGCGACTTCGTGATCGCCTTGCCGGCCTCGCTGTCGGCACCGACCTGATCGAGCGACTTGAGGAGGTCGGTGGCGACCGCCTTGGCGACGTTCGGATAGGCCGCGGCGCGCTTCTCGATCGAGGTGGCGGTGCCCTCCTCGCGGAGGCCCTTGATCACCTTGTCCTGCGCGTCGAGGCGCTTCGCCATCATCAGTGCCGCCGTACCGTCCGACTTGCGGATCAGGGTGCCGTCCTCGCAGGTATAGACGACGGGGTCGCCCTTCTCGATCGCGTCGACTTCGGCCTGACGGCCTGCGGCGTCCTTGGCGATGAAGGCGGTCTGGCCGGCTTCGTCCAGGCTGTCGTAGTGCTTGCGGATGGCCGGGGCCATCTCGGCGACGTCGAGGCGGCGCTTGAGGACCGGCAGTTCGGGATCGGCGGTCGTGACGGTGATCGCCAGCACGCCGGTCGCCGGCAGCACGCCGGTCTCGTTCAGCGCAACGGCGCTGTCCTTGATGTCGGCCACGTCCTGCGCGGTTGCCTTGGTCACGTCGAACTTCGTGATAGCCGCCTGCAGGGCGGCCTTGGTGATGAACTTGTGCATGGTCTGCTCCTGCTGGGTCGGCTGTTCGTTCAGCCACTTCGAGATGGCAGATTCGACCGCCGCCTCCAAGTCCGGTTCGGCGGTGCCGGCCGCTTCGCGTGCGGCCTCGGCCGCCAGCACCGCAATCTGCTGCATCGCTGTCGAGAACCCGGAAACGGCGTCCGTGCCGTCCCCACCCTCGGCGATCTCGTCGGTCAGGGCGGTGCGGAAGGCGTCACGCACGGCCCACTGGTTTTCAAAGGCGCGCCAGAACGTGTCGCTGATCTTCTCGCTGACCAGCTGGGCACGCAGCGCCTCATCGAACGTCTTCTTCGCGATGGCGGGAGGAACCGGCCCGGCGGGTGCCCGCTTCACGATCGCGACGACGGCGTGTTCCTGACAGGGCTTGTCGACCGCGGCGATCTTGTCGAGGCGGATCGAGGTCAGCTTCCGACGAACAGCCATCAGACTTCCTCCTCCTCAAAGGCGACCCGGCCGCCGGTCATCGAGAACCCGGTGTAGGTGCCGTCTTGAAACTTCTTCAGCACCTCGGGGTCGGGGCGATAACCGACCAGGAGGCCCAGCTTGGGGGCGTCGACGCCGAGCGCCTTGGCGATGTCCTCGGTCAGCGGGAACATGAACGGGTAGGTGCCGGTGTCGGGACCGTCATGCATCTCGTCGCCGACGAGGTGGGTGCCCGGCTCGGTTGCGTCGACCACGGCTTTCAGGATGGCGTCGTCAGTGATCGCCTCCGGCACGCGCTTGCCCTTGTGGACTCCATCGGTGTCGATGTTCAGGTCGTAATAGTCCTCGTAGGCGCCCTCGGCGTTCCGCACCTTGGACACGATCGCGAATCCGAAGACGATCCCGTGCGCGGCGTCGACCTGTACGTCGTCCTGCACCTTCATGATCTTGGGGGTGGTCTGTGTCGACACGGCTGCTCCTGTGCCCCGGGGGGCTTTGGCGCTTCCGAGGTGGGGCAGGCCTGCGCCTTGCCGGCGTCAATCCCTGATGCCGTCTCTTATCGCGACTCGCCCCGCGTGCATAGTGGCGGCGTCAGGCCTGCTTGATCCGCGTCGTCAAGGCGCAACGGCACTGGATCGTCTCGCTGGCGGGAGCGTCCGGGTCGCCCGGGTAGGCGATCACGCCGTTCTCGGTGATCCAGTTCTCGCCCCATCCCCGCTTCTGGTTGTTCAGCAGGAGGTGGGTCTTGCGCTCGCGACCATCGAGGCGGGTGACCCACTTCCGCTCGATCCGATCGGCGTCGAGCGTGCCGTCCTCGATCGCCTGACGATAGGCCTCCTCGTTCCCCTGATGGACCGCGCGCAACGCCTCGGTGCGCCCGATCACCTCGGCCCGGTGCTTCACGTAACGGGCGGTGTAGCGCTCGACGAGCCAGTCGATCTTTTCCGGCTTGAGCGCGGTGGCGTCCCGGGCGGCGCGCCTGACCTGTGAGTCGCCGCGGCCATCGCGCAGCGCCCGGCCGACCGCGTCCGAGGCGGCGGCGGGATCGACGTGGACCCGTTCGAGGCTGGCGCGATAGTTCGCTACCGCCTGCCACTGCCGCTCGGTCAGGCCGATGCTGTCGCGGAAGTTGCGCGCCTGTGCCCGCGGGTTGATCCCGGCCTCAACGCCGCTGATCAGCGCGGCCGAGGTGGCGCGCCGCTGCTCGTTGGTGAACTCGCGGATGATGGACAGGTTGTTCCGCTGCATCGCGGCCACCGCGCCGTAATTGACTTGGCTGAACACGATCCTGCCGACGTTCGCCCCGGTCAGGAAGTCGGCGGTGGACTGGCCGGAGGTGACGAAGGCGACGTTGCTGGCGGCCCCTAGCGCGTCAGCTGCGTGCTGCAGGCGGTCGAGCGCGTCGGCGATCCGGCCCTGCGCGATTAGGTCCGAGAGTTCGTCCAGGTCGATCTCGTCCTTGAGCGCTTCGACCGCGGTGCGAAAGATCGTGGCGATTCGCACCTCCTGCTGGTCGAGCAGGTCATTCAGGCGCTGCGCCGGGTCGTTGATATCCGCCACGTCTATTCCTTGTCGGGGCCTTTGCGGTCGCGGCAGAGGTAGCTGTAGACCGCCGCGGCCGGGTCGCGCGAGAGGGGCTGGACGCAATACAGCGTGATCGGGCCGTCCTCTTCATGGACGGTGCAGGCATCGTTCCGCATCGGGAAGCCGCCAACGGGCACGGTGTCGCCGATCAGCACCAGCCTGCGGTCGGTGACCTCCAGTACCGTCCCGGCCGGAACCGATGCCGGATTGATATCGTCCCAGAACCCGACGCAGTCGAAGCTGGCTGGTGCCGACGCCCGCCCTCCCGTCAGATTGCCCGGCGTTCTGGCACCGCGGACGTCGCGGACGATCGTCACCGGAAGGAGACCGTCTCCCATGGCGTCGGCGATGATCCCGGCGATATCGACGCCGAACAGGGTGTTGCCCATTAGTCCCGGTCCTCGGCCAGCCAGCCCTCGCGGCAATAGTCCGCATAGCGCCCGTCGAGCGGCCGGCAGTCTCCGCTGATGCCGCTGACATACGCCCCGGCCGACCCGCCGTCATCGTCAGCGCCGGTGCAGACCAGCCCGGCCCCGAGCAGCTTGCGCCACAGCGCCATCGGGATCAGGGGACCGCCGTCAACCGGGGCGAAGAACTCGACCTGCGCCGATCCGGCCTTCGCGATCTTGACGTTGCTGCTTCCGCTGGCGTCGGCGAACAGGCGCGGCTTCGCCAGCAGGTCGGCCGCCAGCATGGCAGCGACCTCCTCAACCGCCGCCGGCAGTTCATCAGCCGCGGGATCGGGGACCTTGCCCTCACACCACGGCAGGTCGAGCATCAGCCGGGTCGCCGACACGATGCCGCGGCCCTTTGCGTCGGGCTGCCGCAGCGCCCAGCCGGCCGAACGAGCAACATCGCCGGCGAGATAGATATCGGCGTTCTCCACCGTGGTCAGCGCGTCGAACTCGCGCTCCCCGATCGTCACCTTCATCGACGTGCCCTCCGCTTGGCGATCTTCGCCATGTTCCGCCGCGACCGCAGCACCTTGGCGACCTGCCTCACATCGGCATTGCCCTCGACGCTGCCGGCGGGGTCCGGCTTGTTGCCGGGCTGGTTGCGGTCGGGGTTCAGAGACAGGTCCATGTCGTCCTGCCGCTCCGGCGGCCGGGTCAGGCCGAGCAGGTCATACACCTCCCCGACGGCGGGATCGTCGGGCATCATCGGCGCGCCGGCGGTCGCGAGGTCCCTGAGCGCGGTCAGGACCTGCTCGATGTCGCGGTCGCTGATTTCGTTGACGCCCATCTCGGGCCGGAGGTGGTCGGGCCACCCGTTCAGATCGGCGATCGGGGCGATGACATCGCGGTCGAGGACCTCGACCAGATCGAGCAGGGTGGAGGTGACCGTCAGGTAGAACGTCCCGACCTTCGACCGCGCCAGCGCAAGCGACCCGGCCCCATCGGCGCCCAGCAGCAGATGCTCGACGCCGAGGACGCGGGCGAGTTCTTGGTTCATGCGGTTCACCGCGTTCGCCATCGAGTCGAAGCTGGTCGACTCCCCGTTCAGCAGCTCCAGCGCCCACTTCGGGGTCGACGACACGGTGGTGCCCTTGTCGGAGGTCGTGCCGCTGAACGTGTCCGAGGGCAGCATCAGCCCGGTTTTCTTGTTGCGGACGTGCTTGTCGATGAAGTCGCGCAGGGGCCGCAGCATTGCACCGCGACGGGCCTCAGCCTTCTTGCGCTCCTCCGACCCGGCAACGCCGGCGTCCTCGACCTCCTTCTTCATTTCGCCCAGGGGAGCCCGCGCGACCGGGATGCCGCGCAGGTCGGTCGTGAACCCGACCTCCTCCAACTCGAGGAAAAGGCGCAGGCGGTCGGCGGTCTCGGCGAGGTGGCGATAGAGACCCATGCCCTCCGGGCTGTCGGTCAGGGTGTCGTCGACCGCATAGACGATCTTGGCCCGGGGCAGGGTGGCGTCCTGCAGGCCGGGGATGCGCTGCATGACGGCGATCACGGTGCCCGACGGATCACGAAGCCAGCGTGCGATTGAGCGCTGGGGCCGATGCTCGATATCGAGCAGCCCGATCGCGCCGTCCTCCCGCTTCTTCGCGGTCCACTCCATGATCGAGAAGCCCTGCATCCGGTACATGGCGATCTTGCGGATCACCGACGACCACGGCGTCGTCATGTCGAAGAGCATGTCGTAGACCTGGTCGGCATAGGCCTGCGCGATCGGCTCCTCGTTTCCGTTCAGGCCCTCGGGCGGGTTCACCGTCCAGACGGCGTTCGCGATCAGGTTCAGGAAGAGGCGGACGCCGGCGGCGATGATCGAGGTGTCGCGCACCATGCGGTCGAACTCGTCGAATCGCGCCTGCCCGATCAGGTTCAGCTTCCGCTCCGGCGCGCCTGCGCTGTAGCCCTGCAGGTCGGACGCGCTGCTGACGCTGGACCCGATGGTCTGCGTCGAGCCGTCGGCCTTTTCGATGACGTCGTCTTCCTCGCCGAGGATGGCGTCGCCTACGCGCGCCCAGAAGGTCTTGTCGGCCAACGCCCGGCTCCCTGTGCTGATCGGGGCCTGTCATATCGCAGGGGCGTGAAGCGGTCGAGTGAGGTGGTTGCGGGTGCCGGATTCGAACCGGCGACCTAGAGGTTATGAGCCGCTCGCGCTACCAGACTGCGCCAACCCGCAGGGCCTGAATGGCAAACGGCCCGCCCCCGGTCAAGGGGACGGGCCGTACGGCCGGGGGAAGCGGGCTCCCCGGTCTACTTCCACCGCGTGCGGGTTGCCCCGGGCGCGGCAGCTATCCGGTCAGGTATTGCGCGCGGACGAGTAGCGCGGGACGCCGGCTTCGTGTCGGAGGCCCTGCTGGACATCGCGGGCTAGCGCGGTGCCGTCGATCGCGAGCGGGGTGTCGAAGCCATCGGCGGCGAGGCGCATCGGTTCGGGGGTGAACAGAGCGAAGGCGTCCCGCATGAAACCGCCGGCGAGACGGGCGAACGCGAGAATGGGCATCGCGAACAGCGACAGGACGGTGAGGACGAGGGCGAAGCGGGAACGGCGCATGACGATCTCCTATGCAGCGTGGCGAGGTGCCGGTGGCAAACCTGCGTCAGCGCGCCGGCCCGGTCAAGACGCTCCCCAAGGGTCCTCCTCTAGCCCGGCGTCCGCCTGCATGTCGGACAGGCGCTGCTCGTCACTGCCCGGCTCGACGACCTCGGGGCCGGCGTTCATCGGGGCATCGACGCCACCGACCAGTTCGCCGAAGGCGCGCGAGGAGGCGTCGACCTGGTCCTTGAACGACCCCGCCGGGAAGTTCCGCAGTTCCTCCCGGTAGGCAGCGTTCCAGTCGCCCCTGACGAGGAACACCTTGCCGGCCCCGACCATGGCGGCGAACGGCTCCGCGCGCGTCTCCTTGTCGCCGCTCTCCGGCGTGATCGAGAAGTTCAGCCCAGCCAGCAGGTCGGCCCACGTCCACTTCACCACCTTGCCGGTCGCGCCGGGGTCCTGCGGCAGGCTGTGCACCATCGATGCCCGGCCATAGTCGGCGGCATCAGCGTGCGTGACCGAGTCGACCATCGCGTTCAGTTCGGTCGGGTTGGTGCGGCGACGATCGACGTGCAGGATGTAGAAGTTGCCGTTGACCCGCTTCATCAGCACCCGGACGGTGTAGGGGCTGTTCTTCCGCTTGGACCCGGCAATATCCCAGCCGCCGACGACCTTGCCACCGCCCGGGGCCGCCTCGACCGTCTCGATCAGGTCGACCTTGAACATGCCGCCCTCGCGCGGGGCCGGGCGCTGCTGGTACTGACCGGCCCAGACATAGTCGCCGGCCTTCTTCTGGCGCGCGATGGCCGTGGGCGGCATCCGCACCGGGTCCATCAGTTCGCCCTCGTAGGAGCGTGGATCGGTCCAGTCGCGCTTGCTGCCGGTGCCGTCGTCGACCTGCAGCGGCGTGACGCAACGGCGCTCCTCCTCGAACTCCATCGGGATGCAGAGGTGGACGAAGCCCAGATCGCGGGCGAGTAGCGCGCCGGTCAGATCGTCCTGGTGGATGCGCTGCATGACGATGACCATGGCCGAGGTCTCGGCATCGTTCGTGCGGTTCAGGCCGCCCTCGACGAACTTGCGGACGGTGGCGGTGCGCTGCTCCTCGCTCTCGGCACCGTCGACGCTGTGCGGATCGTCGATAATCACGACGTCGCCGCGCTTACCCGTGATCGAGGCGAAGGCGACACCCTCGCGGAAGCCGAAGTCCTTGTTCTCGAAACTGGTCTCGCCGGCACGCTTCAGCTTGCCCTCGTCATCGAACACCTCGGGCCAGAGTTCGCGATACCAGTCCGACTGGATCAGATCGCGGGTCTTGCGGGTGTCGCGGGTGACGTTCTTCAAATCGAAGGAGGACGACACGAACCGGCTGGCGGTGTTCCCGTGCGGCCCCCAGACCCATGCCTGCCACATCACCGAGACGATCATCGACTTCGACGACCCGGGGGGCACGTTGATGATCAGCCAGGGCGTCAGCTGCCCGCGGGTGATCGCCTCCAAGTGATCACACATCGCCTGCAGATGCCACGACCATTTGAGCGGGTTCTTCGGTTCGAGGACGTGCCACGCCTCCTTCACGAACCCGGCGAGCGTGCGGCAGCGGGCGCGGATCGCGTCGGCCTGTTCCCGGGTACGCTGCAGGTCGGACGCGGCGATATCGTTCCGAAGCTGGGCACGAAGCGCGCGCAGCGCCCCGCGGTCCAGCGTCGCGATATCCGGCAGTTCAGTCGTCAGCGCCGGCATCGTCCTCGCCGCTTTCGATCAGCTGGTCGAGGACGGGCAGCAGCGCCCGCTTCTCGTCCTCCGACAGCTTGGACAGGTCGAAGCTGGCGTGCCGGATCGGGCCGCCGTCCTTGCCGGTCATCTCGACCTTGGTCGTCCAGCCGCCGAGCCGGGCGAGGATGAACTTCTGGGCGTCGAGGTCGCCCTTCGCCAGCGGCTTGCCGTCAGGGCCGGCGGCCTCCGCGTTCATCGCCCGGTTGACGACCTGCGCGCCGACGGCGGCCAGCATCTCGGCGCGGCCGAGGTCCATCTCCTCGCGGAGGTGGCGCTGCAGGGTGCGGGTGCTGACGCCGATCAGGCGCGCGATCATGTGTTCGGCGTGGGGCGGGAAGACCTTGGCGTATTCCCTGACCTTCTTCCGTTGCTCGTCGGTGGCCTCGAACGGCGGGTTGCCGATCCGGCCCCCGTGGGGGGGCGTGATGACGCCGGCCCCCTTGGGGGTCCCCCGGGCGTCATCGTCCCGGGTTTTGGCGTTCGGCGCTGTGGCGGTCTGTTGGGGCTCTTCCGGCATCCCACCATAATAGGGGGCCGCCAGAGGGCGGTCGAGTCCTGTGGCGGCCCTGTGGCAATCCGACTTATGCGCGAAGCGCTTCGGTCGCCTCGGCAAGGACGGCGGGGGTCGGCGTCCAGAACAGCGGCGCGACAGTGCCGGCGCACGCGATGAAGGGGATCGGCCGGGGATTGCGGAGGACGAGGCCGCAGGGACCCATCCACCATGGACTGTCGCTTTCGCGCACGGCGTCGACGATCTCGACAGCACCGACGATACCGCCGCGCTGCATCTCCTCGAACGACGGGAACGGCACGTAGCGAGCATCGGTCTTGCCGACCGCCATCGTGATGAACGAGTGGGCGTGCCGATACTCTTCCTGCGTCAGCCCGGCCGAAGCGTGGATCAGCGTCAGACCGCGGTGACCGAGTCGGCGCGTCCGGTTCTCGATGTCCTTGCCGAGGTGGGTGATCGCGAACGCCCATGGCTGGCGGACGGAGAGGGCGAGGAGAGGCGCGGTCATGTCGCGGCCCTACTCCCCGCCCCGGGAGGTGACAATCTTGAACCGTTCCGCGATCCGGTCGGCCCCGGCCGTCAGCTGTGGCAGATCGGGACGGTCGGCCGGTGGGCGATCCCACGATGGCTCCCATGTGGCGCAGGCCTCGTCCTGCGGCACCCGGACCAGCCGGCCCGCGTCCAGGTCGGCGAGCGCGGCGACGAGGAGGCGGACCCCCATCGGGAACAGGCTGTCGCGCCAGAGGTCCGAGGCCGTGGTGCCCGGCCGAACATGCAACCAGTCGGCCGCCGCGATCGGGCCGCCGTCAACGCGCGGGCCGAGCCAGTAGATCGAGCCGCCGGCGATCGGGTCGCCCATGTGCACGGTCCACTTCACCGCGTCCCGGCCCCTGTGACGGGGCAGCAGGGACGGGTGGTAGCCGATGCCCCCTAGCAGGGTGCGCGACAGGGCGCGGTCGCTGACGATGACGTGGGCGTGGGCGCAGACGATCAGGTCCAGCCCCTCGGGCAGATCATCGGCTGTCAGGCGGGCGGCGCTGGTCGGGATATCGAGGCGGCGGGCCTCCCAGTCGAGGCGGTCGCCGAGCGGGGCGAACACCGCGACCACATCGTGCCCGGCCTCCACGATCGCGCGCAGCGCCGCGGCCCCGAAACTCCGCTGCCCCACCAGTGCAATCCTCATGCCGGTGCCTTCTCCGCTGCCTTGCGGGCGGCCCACGCCTCCCCGCGATATTTAAACCCTTGGACGGCCCTGAAATGCCCCCCGTACCCTGCAACCCCCGTCTCGAAATTGCCCTCGATCAAGCGGGCGCTGTCCGTGGTGCGGGCCGACTTTTTGAGCGACTTCACCGAGGTGGCGCGCCGGTTGCCATGCAGGACCGCGCTGACCTGCTCCCACCGGGGGTCACGGCGCAACGCGGCGCAGAGGCCCGGGTGGGAGGTGTGGAAGAACCCGCACTTGACCCGGTCGCCGAACTGCCCCTGACCGCTGACCTCGCGCTCCATGACCCAGTTCAGGAACTTCATGCCGACGCCCGCCCCCTGCCACTCCGGCATGATGACCATGCGGCAGCCGCGGACGCCGCCGGTGTTGAGGCGGGGCGCGATCCCGAGGTGGGCCACCGGCTCCCCGTCGACGAACGCGACGAAGTAGCGGCAGGCCACCATGCGGGGCAGCTTCAGATAGTGATGCGGCTCAAAGAGGTCCCAGTAGGAGCCGTCGACCTGCCGAATTTCAAGTTCGATAGGAGGGCGTCGTCGAAGACGCCTCCCTGCGGCATCCCGCTCGAACACGCCCGTAGCCGTGTCAAAAATCCAGTCCGGTTCCAGCCAGTCGAGGACGTCGTAATGGCAGGACAGCAGCACGGCCTTCCCGCTGGTGCGCCGCCACGCCTTCTGGAACGCGAGCGCCCCGATCTTGGCGATCTGGCGGTCGACGACGGACGTGAACTCGTCGATGACCACTGCGGCCGGCTCCTCAGCGACGATGCGGGCCAGTTCGGCGCGGAACTTCTCGCCGTTCGACAGGACCCCATAGGGGCGCAGCCACGACGGGACCGACCCCAGCCCGACCGCTGACAGCGCGGCGGTGACGGCGTTGAAGTCGCCCCCGGGCGCGATGGCGTCCACGATCGGGGCGTCGTCGGGCCACTCCCCACCCGTCCACAGCGCGCCTTCCCCGAGGATCGACTTGCCGAGCGATGTCTTGCCAGAGCCGGAGGGTCCGACGACGACCCCGACCTTCCAGCCGTCGTCATCGATGTCAAGGTCGGCGTCCAGATCGAACGCCTGCCCCGACTCGGCGTTGAACAGGCTCTGCACCCGGGCAGCGCGATAGCTGGCGTAGTGCGGGCAACGGTTACGGATTTCGATATGCATGCGGCCTCCGGGTCGGCGACATACCCCAGATGCGAAAGACCCGCCAGCCCGGGGCGGGGCTGGCGGGTCCATCAGGGAGGTGCCTGACGTCGGGGGGGTGACGCCGGGCGACTCGTGTCATAGCACCGGGGTCAGACGACCACCACCTTGACGTTGTCGGCCCCATAGGTCTGGCGCAGGGCGTTGAAGCAGGCCTCCTGTGCCGCCTCGTCGGCGCAGCGGACGATGACGGCGAACTGGTCGACATGCTCATAGGTGCTGTCGGCATCGGTGCCCTGCCCGCGGGCCTTTGCCGGGGCCTCCCCTTCCTCGGGGGTGCCGATCAGCTGCTCGATCGCGTCGGCACCGAACCCGAGCGGGGCCATGTCGAAGTCGACGCCGGCGAGCGCGTCCAGTTCCCCAGTCAGGATGCCGATATCCCACCCGGCGTTCTCGGCGATGCGGTTGTCGGCGAGCGCATAGGCCCGGCGCTCCTCCTCGGTCCAGCCGGTGCAGTCGATCACCGGCATCGTGCCGTCGGGGATCATGTGGCCGCCGCGCTCCTTGCCGGGGGCCATGTAGATGCGCTCGCCCGCGGCGTAGATCAGCTGCGCGGCGCGCTGCCTGCCATGCCCGGCGCGGATCAGTTCGTCGGCGAGAGCAGGGGCGGTCCAGCCGAAGCGGCGGATCGAAGTAGCGATCTCCTCGACCTGCGCGTCGCTATGCGTCCGGGCATTGCGGGGGTCGGGGACCAGGTCGTCGACCTTGCGGAACTGAATGGTGGGCTTCGGCATCAGGTCGGCGTCCTCTCGGCGATGTATGCGGCCAGCCGTTCCCCGGCGTCAGGAACGCGGAGGAAGGCGAGCAGGTGGGTGTTCAGTTCGAGGTCGTGGGCGTCGCATAGCGCGTACCAGCCGAGCCGGCCGATAGCACAGGGCCGGAGCGACCACTGCGCCGTCGCCGGGGCACCGCAGTGCACGCAGCTGACGCGGCGCAGTCCCGCGACGGTGTAGGGCTTCGTCCTCACCGGACCCAGCCCTCCCGCCGGGCCAGATCATCGCAGCGCTCGATGCAGGCCGCGATCACGGTGGCGAAGCTGTCATCGTTCAGAACGGCCTCGCAGTAGCAGCGGCGACCGCCCCCGTGTGGATAGATCGCGTCGACGCGGGCGGCCGGCTTGCCGGAGGCATCAGTGATCCGGCGAGCGGCATAGACCGGCTCGGCGTCCTCCGGCGGGGCCTCGGCCTGCAGATGGACGACGGGGTGTTCGTGCCCGGCGATGCCGAGGACCAGCTTGCCCCCGCCCAGTTGCAGCAGGGCCTCGGTCTGGTCGAGTTCCCATGCCGACCGCATGTAGTGGATGCCGCCCATGATCTCGCGGCGAATGAAGAGGCCGCCGCAGTGGCCGTGCTTTTCGGGGTCCCAGTCGCGGGGCGCACCCAGAGGCTTGGGGTCTGCCCCCTCGATCCTGACGGTTCTCATGAGACGCCGGCATACCGCCGCGCCGGCCCGCGCGCTAGAGGACGGCGCGTCCGATCGGGCCGACGGCACTGTCGAGGAGGCGGGCCAGCGCCCGGAGCGTCAGGATCGGGTTCGCCCCGAAATGCCGCTGGACCTGACCGTAGGGGTCGGGGTCGCCCGTCATCAGCCAGCGCTGCAACCGGTTGACCAGATGCTCCTCGTCCTGTTGCTCCTGCGGGGCATCGCACAGCGGCACGTCGCCGTTGCCGTCGTGGATTGCGTAGCTGAACGGCTGGCCGATCGCATCAGCGACGAAGTGGTGGGTCAGGTCATGCTCGGTGATGTAGCGCCACCAGTCGGAGCCGTAACCCATCTCGCGCGCGGCGGCCCCGCCATCGCTGGGGTCATGGACCCACATCTGGTTCGTGACGCCGTCGGCGAATACGGAGGTGTTCACCCCCTGCCCCAGCACCATCACGGCGGTGCTGAACTGAACCGCGCGCGGGGTCATCGCCGTCCCCGCCGGCCAGCCCGGCGCAGGCCCCGCGGGATGCGGTATGTAATCACCGAGCCGTCCCCGCATCGCATCACCATGTCGTCAGGAATCGGGATCGGGTCGTTGCGCAGCGCCTCGATCTCGTCGGCCTCTCGCTTGGCGCGAAAGCAGGGGCCGCAGAAGTCGCCGGGCTTCCACCGGGCCGCGACCCTGTGGCCGGCCTCGCAGACTTTGACCGCGGTCTTGGGGATGGTGCGGGGCTTAGGTCCCGCCGTCTTCGTCGTCGCCATCAGCGGAGAGCAGCACGAGCGGCTCTAGCGCGTCAAGCGCGGTGGTGATCCAGATGTTCTCGTAGCCGGTGCGAACAGACCAGGCGGTATTCGCCCAGGCTGATCCTTTTCGGTCGAGTTGGCGGGCAAAGGCCTCGCGGGCCAGTTCTCGGGCGCGTGTCACGGCCGGCGCTCTACCACTGGGTCGATATCCCCGTCGAGGCCGAGGTCGCGCATCAGGTTCCGCATCGGCGTCGCCCGCAGGCGCGCCTCTTCCGGCGTCAGCAGGCCCCGGTTCCACTGGTCGATCAGCATCCCGCGCTCGTCGACGAACTCGCGGATGCGGGCGGTCTGCTCCGGTGTGGCCGGCCAGTAGCCTTGCGGGGCCAGACCGCGGATCGGGTAGCCGATCTTCGTCCCTGTCATGCCGTTGCCGGTGATCCAGCGCAGGCCGACCATGTCACCCTTGATCGGGTCGGTCTGGCCCGCGACCGGGTCAAACCAGCGGTCGGTGCACAGCGCCAGCGTGACGTAGCGCCGGGTGGTGACCACCTCGCGGGTGTCGTCGTTCGCCACCGGGGGCAGGCCGGCAAGGCGCAGCGGCTGTTCATAGCGAACGCTGTGCGACTTGCCCTTGAGGATCAGGCCGTCGCCCACCTTGAGGTCGGGGAAGCGGAGGGCGCGAGCCGGCTTGCGCTTCGGCTTTCGCTCGGCCTGGACGAACCGCGTGCCCTCGGCGTCATGGATGACCGTCCACCCGGGCTGACCGTAGCGGGGGTCGCGCTCCCACCACCACGTCATAGCAGCGATCCCTGCTTCTGTGGTGCCTGATCCCGGGCGGCCGGTGCCGGCGAGGCCAGTAAGGTGTCATCCGGCAGAGGCGAGGCAAGCTTGTCGCAGGGGCCGCACCTCCACGGGGTGCCGGGCTTGCCGCCGTCTTGGCTGAACGTTGGATGCCGCTTGCCGCAGTCGGCGCAACGGGCCGGTTTCCACGACTTCATACGGGGTGCCGGCATCACGCCTGCTCGACATCATGCCAGCGTCCCCGGCGGTCGATGTCACGGATCGCCCACCCCGGGAACTCGGTCGTTATGACCACGCTGACGCCATCAATCTCCGGGTTGGTCTCGTCTCGAAGTGACTTCTGATCGGCATATATCGCGACCAGAGCGGAGGCACCGACCAGGACCGCACGCTCGCGCCCTCGGGGCGGTGGACAGGCAGCATTGAGCGCGGCGCGTATCTCGGTCATTGCGGTCACAGGCCTGCCCTCCTCAGTTCCTCTTCCAGCCCCGGCGGCAGCCCGGGGCTATCGCCGATCCGGTCCCCGGCAGCAATGCGGACGCATCGCACCCAGATCAGCTGCAGCAGCCGTTCCGTCCTGACGATCGCGATGCGCTGTGGCGAGCCGGGCGGCAGTTCCCAGAACGACTGCACCCGGGCCTTGCGGAGGCGGCGCTTCCACAGCCGGGTCACCGCGGAGCGCCGGGTCTTGAGGGCGCGAGGCACCCGAGGCCAGTGGGTGCCGCAGAGCCAGCCCGGGTCGTTCGTGCCGGTGTTCAGCCAGCGCCATTCCGGGCGGTTCTCGATCGTGGTGGTGCTCCTGTGGCAGCCGGCGACGGCGCAGCTGACGCGGGGGTGGCCGCTACCCACGGGCCGCACCACAAGCCGGACACTTCGGCACCGTGAGACGCGCATGATCGAGCGTGCAGCGGTGCGCCTCGGCCATCCGCACCGCCTCGGCGCGGTCGGCATCCTCCATCATCTCGGCCGCCTCGGTGTAGGCCTCGGCAAGGCAGGTCAGGACGCCGGTAGGGTCGCCCATCTGCTCGGCCCGGTTGCCGATCGTCTCGCCGAGGATGCGGGCCGCCCGGGCATGGTCGGTCAGGGCCATCACCGATCCCAGTCGGTCAGGGCTTGTCGGCCGAGGTCGGTTATCACCCATCGGGAGGGGTCCGGCTGCTTAGACGCGACCCGGATCAGGCGGGCACGCAGGGCGGCGGCGCGGACGGGGGTGTCGACAGCGGTGATAGGTTCCCCGGCTTCCTCGCCGAGGCTGACCTCGCGAAGCAGCAGGCCGACGTCATGTGCGATCATGCGGCGTCCTCGCCATGCGCACCCCGGGCGGCTGCAAAAGCCTCGAGAAAAGTCAGGCCATAGCCGAGCGCGTCCTTGGTCTCGTCGGGCGGGCGCAGGTCGAGGGCTCCCCGGGGCAGCCGGACGAGGTAGGGCTTGGGGCAGTTCGGGTTGTGCTGCACGGCATAGGTGAGCCCGTCGGCGACGCTGCTGTCGCGCAGGCCCCTGTCATAGCCGACCTGCTCGGCCGCGATCAGTGCCGCGGCATGCCGCGACCCGACCGCCTGCCACGTCCGCAGGGCCTCCGCGTTCTCGTCGTGCAGGGCGCAGGTCGCCTTGAACAGCGCCTCCTCGGTATCGCGCAGCGCCTTGAGCAGTCCGCCCTCGGCACCCTTGATCCGGCAGGCCGGCTCGCAGTCCTCGTCGACTCCGAAGTGGGCGGCGGCGGCGCGGCGGTCGGTGAACGTCTCGTCGCAGAAGTAGCACCGCCACTCCGGGGGCCGTTCAGCATTGACCTTGCCTGCGTCGAGCAGGGCCTCCCCGATGCGGTCGATGTTGAACGTGCCGTCGAGCGTGACGCGATCGGTGCCGAGGTCGGTGTCGACCCACCCGATATCGCCCTTGTTGTCGTCGCTGTTCAGCTGCGCGCGCATCTCGGTCACGATGACCGCCGCGATCTGTTCCTGTGGGGTCATATCCAGTTCTCCCGTTCGGCTTGAGCGATCAGCCGGTCTCGTATGGTGGCGGTCGACGCGCCTTTTTCCAGCGCCTCCAAGGTGCGCGAGACGGATGCTATCAGATCGTCGAGGCGGGCAGCCAGGTCGGCCGGAACCTCAGCCGTGCTTGCAGTCAGCACCGGCGCGATACGCCTAGCGGCATCCCCGATAGCGTCAGGCCGGCGCATGTAAGGCGACAGCATAGCCAGCACCTCGTCCGGGGTAGGCCTAAGCCAGAACGCCGACGGCACGTCATGCCAGAGCCGGCGATGCTCCCGCTCCCAGATGCTCACAGCGCTCTGCGCTCAAGGGCACGCCGCAGGGCCGCGGCATGGGCGAAAGACGGGGACCAGCTGCGCATCGCCGCCCGCAGTTGTGCCTCCCGGCGGGGGACACTCCGCATAGCGTCACCGTAGGACTGCAGGGCGGCGAAAGCGTCAGGCCGAAAGGTCATCACGCCCGGGGCGGTGTAGCCGCCATCCCTGACGCCCCACCCGAAGCGGTTGAGCAGCTTGCGGATCACGGACAGCACCTTGGGGAGCCACCGCAATAGGCCATGTCCTGGTCGAAGTCCTCCGGCTCGCACTCGGCCGGCATTGCGCGCTCGCATACGCGGCACTCACACATGAGCACGCCGTCGCGCTCCCATAGGCCCTCGGGAAGTTCCGGCGGGGGCGGGACGTATATTACCGGCCGGCCGCGCATGACGGGAGCGGGCACGGTCACGTCTGCCGGCCAGCACCCAAGCGTGGCGCAACGCGGGCACTTGGCGGCCTTGAGCGTCGGACCCCGCCCGGTCCATCCATGTCGAACAAACACGCTGGCGGCATCCTCGTCGCTGATCTGATCCCACGGCTCGATCGCCGATCCGGCAATGACCTGCGACTGGGGGCAACGGGTACATTCAAGCCAGATACCCCGAGGGCCTCCGAAGGCGTTGCCTGCGGTGGCGACGGCGTAGGACTGGCGGGCGAGCGTGGCGGCGGCGAGCGTGGCCGTGATCTGCTCCGGCGTGATCATGACCGGCTGTCCCACCAGCGGCTGACTCGGGTCGACAGGACGGCCAACACATCATCCGCGATGCCGCGGCCGAGGCCCCAGCCGAAGCCGACCGCGCCCGCGATCCACGCGATGTTCGCGGTCTGGTGCCATGTCAGGTGTTCAAGCATCGCGCCCCTCCCGTGCGGGCTGGAGGGCGGCGTAGGCGTCGCACGCCGATTGTTCCTGCTCTGCAAAGTCTCCCTTGGCGTACCCATCAGGATATCCAGCCGTTAGGATGCCTGCCTTGAACCCAGCCCTAAAGGCCTCCCGCCCCGCCTGTTGCGAGGCGCGCGGCATCGCGGCGAGGGCGGACACCACATCTCGAAAGAGAAAGCGATGCCCGGAAAGCCAAGCGCTGATCCCACGGTTGGCGAGTGCCTCGCCGATCAAACGATCAACCTCTTGGTCAGGCCCGCTGAGTTCGTCATACGGCAAGAGCCAGCTCGGCTTGCAATTTGGCTGAGCAGCGGCCCACTTGACCCAAACCTCGCGCACCAGTCGGCCGAGGCTGTCACGGCTGGATCGACGATCCCGCGGATCATCAAGGGCGGCTTGTAGCGCCTCGCGCAGCCGCTCGACATCCCCCGCCCCCTGCGCCTCTGCGGGCTGGGTGGCGCGGGTGTTCCACGCCTTAGCCGCATCTCCGGTCAGGCCGAAGGCGGTTTGATACTCTCCCGCGCTCGTATCGCATTCTTGGCAAAAGACTTGGCCGACCGACGATCCGGCCTCGCAAGGCACGAACGCAGCCTGCCCGCCACAAAACGGGCACGGCTTCAGCACTTCCACCGCGCTTTCGGGTTGTTCGGAGGTCATCGTGCGGGGTCCTCATCTGGGGAGTGCAGAAGCTGAGCCCGCAACTCCGGATTGCAGGGTTCGCCGTTGCAGCAGGTGGTGCAATGCTCGGCGTAGATGCCGATTGCGATCAGGCCGAGGATGATCGCGAGGCCAGCGCAGACGAATGCTTTCATCGTGCGGGGTCCTTGGGTTGGAGGTGGGCGCGGACCTGAAGGCCGAGATTGGAAAGATAGCTGCTCGTGATACAGGCGGTCTTTCGCTCGGTAAGAAGCCCTGCGTCCTCAAGCTCTTTCCAGACGGGCTGGGCGGTCATGAACGAAACCCTAGTCCCGCCTGAAACCATCTTTGTGCTGCTGCGGACTGCATCGGCTGCTGGGGCGCTGAGAGTGTCCGCGATCTTCTCGACCTCGCTCATTGCGGGCATCAACCACACCCCGATTCGAAGGCCTCGCGCGGCGACATCGGCTGCCCGGTCGCAGAATTGCGGGGCGGCTGCGCCTGCTGGAGCGAGAACTCACCAGATGCGATCCGGGCGGCCCCGGCAGCGACACGGCGTTCGTTGTGCGGGCCGTCCGCCATGCTGTTACCGCGCGCGTCACGGCAGACCCGATGCTTGGGCTGGTCGCAGATCGGGCAGTCGGCGAGCGTGACGACCTCAAGCGGCCCGATCTCCTCGCCGGCATATTCCTCGGCGGTCTTCCACCGCTTCGCGACCCAGTTCCAGTCGGGGTTGCGGCCCCCGTGCGCCGGGGTCTGTGGGGTGCGGCGCAGCCTCGTCCCGGCCTTCGACCAGTCGATCGGTTCCGATCTATTTCCCATGTCTCGTCCTCGTGTGGTGGGGCAGTCGGCCGCTCCGTTGCGGAGTCGGCGTGTCACTTCGTACTCCGTCAGGCCGCGCGCTGCCAGCGCCGCAGCGCCTTGGCCCGTCCGCGGAGGCGGCGACGGTGACGCTTCGACAGCCGCGGCCGGTCAACCTGGACGGGCCACCGCCAGCCGACCTCACGCAGTGCGGCCCCGAACCGCTCTGCCGCTCCGGCGAACTGGCGCATCGCCTCGGCCGCCGTGGGGAAGCCCCGACCTGACAGCAGGGCCTCGTCGATCTGCGCGGACAGGCGGCGGGCGCGGCGCTCGATCAGGGCGTGCGAGACGCACGGCGGCGACTCGAACAGCAGGTCGGTGGGGACGGTGAAGGCCTTGGCGATCCTGACGTGCATCGGCTCGAACAGGTCGGCCAGCTGGGCGGGGTCTGGGGTCGGCATCAGGACGAGGCGGTCGCCCAGACCGTGGGCGGCAAGCAGCCGGCCGATCTGGCCGGCCCGGGGCGATCCATCCGACACCACGAGGGCAATACAGGCGCGGTCAGGGCCGGAGGCGAGGTCCCATCCCCGTGCCCTGTCGACCTCGCGCTTCATGGCGTCGCGCGCCGCCGGCATGGCGCGCTCGATCGCATCGCGCACGAAACCCCGGGTGCTTGGCACCGGATCGGCATGGGGGTCGTCAATGATCAGGCGGTCTGGGCGCTTGTCGGTCAGTTCGTCGGTCATAGCTTCTTCACCTCATCGGATAGACGGTCAATCGCCGCGGCGTCGTCCTCTTGGGCGGGGGCCGCGGTCTCGGGCGGGGCCGGGCGGACGCGGGCCCGTTCCCTGCGCCGCTTGATCTGAATAACCGGGTCCCAGTCAGGGGGTAGCGCGGCCAGCGCCGTGCAGACCATGATCAGAATGGACGGCCATGACAGCGGGCCGAGGATCAGGCGCGCCCCGATGTAGCCAGCGGCGGTCAGGACGGCCCATGCGATGCAGCCCCGGGCAACCGGCCAGATCACGCTCGGGGGCGGCGGCCACCTTTCGCCGTTGGGGCCGACCGTCAGATGCCGCCACGAACAGGATTCGAGGTGGAGGCCGTTGCGGAGGCCGCAGCGCGGGCAGGGGGCGCTCACCCGTTCAGCGCCCGATCGAGCGCCCCCGTCACTTGCACCACCGCGTTCTCGAGGAGATCGTTGTTGGCGACGAACTCCTGCCATGTGACCCGGGCCAGTGAGCGAACCTCGCCTTTCGCCCCGCTACGGTCCCAGCCCCGGACGATCAGTGCGTCCTCGGTCAGGACGATCACGACGCCCCGGGGGCCACCGAGCGGCATTGAGGCGAAGCGGGCGGCCCGGGCGGCGGCTTGCAGTGCGTGGATCATGAGCGCGGTCCTCCTTGCGCATGGATCGGGGGAAGGCCCTGGTCGATCCGTTCGGCGTCGTCGATCGCATTGCGGAGGAGGCGGATATGCTCCTCCACCTCGTCGCGGTCGAGAATGGACAGGATGGCAACGCCGCCCGTTGGCCCCTCTTGCGCCACGACCATCGCGGCAAAGCTGCCCTCGGGTAGGCTGATGGTGTGGATTGCCGTCTCCGTTCCGACGAAGCACGGGACGCCCTCGGGGTGGCTATGGCTCGGGGCAGCCATGACGGGCGGCAGGGTGCGGGGGCGGGCCATCAGCCCCGATCCCCGTCCGGTCCCAGACAATTCTCGATGTCCGACCGCAGCGCCGACGCCTCGCGGTATCCCTGCGACGACTCGCCGGTTCCGTTGGCGTAGGCATCGGCCAGTTCCGCCGCCGCCGCCATCGCTCGGCGAAGCAGGCCGGTGACGGTGCTGACGCTCGTCTCCCCGGCGAGGAACGACAGCACCTCGTCAAGGGCCTGCCGGCTGACGGCTACCTCGACCCCGTCCTGGTCGATCTGGCGCTGATGATCGCGCAGGTTAGTCAGCTGGGGCAGGATGCCCGAGGCGTCGAAGTGCGAGGCCCCGCGGTCAAACGCGGCCGACATGGCGCGGATCGCGGTCATCCGGTCCACGGCCATGATCAGCGCGGCCCCGGCGATCTCGTCGAGCAGCGACCCCATGACCAGTTCGCGGCGCGTCGGCACCGGCTTGACCATCGCGGGATCGGGGCCGGTCGGGTCCGGCGCGGAACGGGTGGCGGGGCCACCGGGCCGGAGGCTGACGTAGGGGATCGGGGTCGGGGTGGGCTGGAACCCCCAGTCGCGCAGCAGCTGCACCACGGTGGGCAGGCTATCGGGCCAGACCATAGGCTTGCCGAGGGGGCCGTGGCGGCGATCGTCGCCGTCGATGTAGGTCCGCATCCACGTCATGGCCTGCGGCGTCTCGGGGATCACGAGGCCGCCGAGGATCAGGGTGCGGAACACCCGGGCGACCAGCTTCGTCAGGACGAGTTCGTCACTGTACTGGCGAGCGTCGGCGAGGACCTGGTTGACGGGTGGCACGCCGGGGAGGACCCAACCACCCTCCTGCAGCAGTTCCATGATGGCGCGGGCCTCGCGGTGCCCGTCGGTACGTCCATGGCCGGAGATCGTGCTGGCGATCTCGGACTGCAGGTCCAACGCCTGCGCCTCCGGCTCGGGCTTCGGGTTGTCGGTCATCTCATGCCCCTTCGTGGTGGGTGGTCTGGCGGTCCCGCCAGTTCCGCTGTCTGATGCGGGCGAGGACCCGGCGGCGCAGGCGTTTGCCCTCGTCGACCATGTCCTCGGCCCGCTTCAACTCGGCCTTGTCG